GTATCCTTAAATATTTTTGCTTCTTCTTCGGGTGTCATTTTTCTTCTTCTTTAGGTTTAACATCAGGTGCAGGAGGGAGAGGCTGCCACGAAATCACTTGATAATTAGGTTCTGATAAGTAATACGCGTGGGATACTGTATGAAACGCAAATTCCCCAAACCTATCTTCCTCAAACTGTCCACATAATACCTCCTCTTTGCCATAAGAGTGTTCAATAAGGAAGTTTACATATTGACCGGGATAAGGCAGTCTTTCACATACTGGCACCCACCTATTACCTAATTGAAGATTTAAGTCTATAATCATCTTATCTCTTCTTAATATGGTTTCCTGGCATTGTTTTATTTGGGATAAGGATAAGTCGTAGGCTTGTTGAGCTATGGAAATAGCTTCATTACTTGCGATTACTTTTACATGGGGCGGTACTATAGCGGCTGAAACCTGAAGTTCAGTTATCATAGCCTTTAGTTTTTCTTTTATTGACTGCATTAAATTAAAATGAAAAGGTTATTACATGGTTATGAATGGTTAGCTCAAAAGCGGCAAATACTATTACTGCCATATAGGTAGCATAACATGCCTTATCTTCATAGCATCTATTACCCTGTTGCTGCCATCTGTAATTGGGGTGCAAAACATTTTTATAGAACCATCCGAAAAACAAGAATGGCACACCGAAAATCATAAGGTGAATTAACACCCAGCTTACTGAAATTTTCATCTCTTAAATATCAATGGTTACCTAATGCTTTATAATTTTTTGGTGGTGTAGCTGATTGAAATATTCCTGACAAATGAAAATTCTTCGCTACACCTGTCGCAACTTATTTCTCCATCATTCTCTGAAAGCTCCCAAGCATCACTATGCTCATAGCCGCAATGAGGGCAGGTAAGCTCGTCTGTAAATTCTGTATCTAATTCTTCCATAGTAAAATCCTTTTATTTAATCGTAAATAGATGCTCCTTTAAGTGCTTTAACTACTTTTTCAAGTACTAATACATCAGTAGCGGGAATAAATGATTGTAGTTCAATCTTAGCCTCTCTCAACGCTTCTTCCAGTTCTTTAATCCGTGCATTGAGAGTTAATGTTTGTTGATGGGCCTTGAAATAAGCGAAGCGATTGAGTAGGTCATAACTTTAATATTTGCTTCTTAAAATCAGTAAAAGGCCACCATTATCAGTTTTAAACCCCTTAATAGTGCCACCTGTTAATTTGCCCTTAATCGTTTTATAACCTCGCTTTATTAAGTGGGTAGCTGTTTCTGCAACCCTTACAGATTCATGATTCTCAAAGTGTATTTTAACTTCGTGATAGGTTTCAATTTTCATTAGCTTTGTCTTTAAATTCTATTGGCTCCATTTCCTTGCTTAACATAAGCTTTCCTTGAAGCCTTGCAAGCATATTAAGAGCGAGTGATTTATTTTCAGCACTTGCTAAAACCTGATGAACGGAGCCGTCCTCAAATTCTACAAGCACCACTACTGTTTTTATATTTTCAAATTGTTTTTCCATTGTTTGGTGTGTGGGTAAGGGGGTTAAGAGATTAAATGAGGATGTTGATATACGTTCCCCTGAATGGTTACGCCATCTTGAATGTCTGATTCAGTGTCGAAATAATACCTGCCAGCATTATCTTCCATTATGAACCTGCCAGTCTTGAAGATTACTTTAACTGTTGATCCGGCAGCCCATCCATATTTACCATAATCATCTTCGATGTAAAGTACATCTCCCTCATAAATCTCTACTCCTTTGGAATCTTTGAGGCCGGTGAAGTCCCCTATGGTTTCCTTATCAACCACCCTGCTTCCTCTGCCATCCATAAGGAAAATGCTATGAGTATCATCGTAGGGGTGTTTAAAGTAGTATCCGTACACCCACTCTGATTTGCCATTGAAGCTATGTAAGCCGCGAAACTTTATTTCTCTTTGCATATTCACTTAAGGGATTAGTTCAATGTCAGTCAACTTGTAATAAGTAGTTGATAGGAGTTTTTCATTAATCATTTCAGCGACAGATTCAAAGTCTAATTCCCTTACGGCATCTTCGACATTATCGGTATCATCACCTGTTTCATCATAGTGATTGCAGGCAATATGATCTGCCAATAAATCTTTAATACTTTCGGCATCAATTCCAGGATGATACTCTTCTTTGTGGAATAATAACGGTTTTCCAGACTGGCCGGAAAATGTATCTGCATCAATATCTGTTTGCAGGTCTAATGCGCTTTGCCATTCGCGACCATCAAAGCCAAATTTTGTGTAACCTTGTTCTAAGGCTTCTTTTACTGTTAGTTGCATATTTAATTAGTTATTTTATATCATTAATGGAGATAGCAAGGCCATATTGCAGAAGCTTGAATTTATCGAAGTGCCACTCTAAAAGCTTTTCTTCTAAAACATCATATTGAAGCCACTGGCATTTTTCTAAAGGTTGTTTTTGCCGTAAAGTAAACCTGTTAAACATGGTATCATACATCAGATCAGCAATGACTACCATATCGTTTGAAGCTTCCCATGAATAGCGGATTGAAAAGTATTCAAGGCCGATGCTACCGGTATCAGACCAAGCTTTGACAACATCGTACTTAGCTGTGAGGTTATATATCTGATCGGTTTGGCTTATTTTAAGCAGTTCCACCATTGGAATAAACCTTTCTCCATTATGCTCAATCTCTTTTGTTAAATCAGATAATGGTCTTAGTATGGGTTTAAAAACTTCTAAGCCTTTTTCATCTACATAAAAGCTACAAGTTTGCCTGTATGTGCCATTCGGTATTTTAGTTTCACCGCGTATATGGTAGCTCTTATTAGTCTTGTAAGGCTGTTCCAATCCACATAGCTCAACTATCTTACCTTCTCTTAGTATGTTTAGCTTATAGGGCAAATAAGCCGCTAAATGTTTTAGTTCCAATTGTTGTATCATTGTTTAAGGTTTATATATTAAGTAATACTGGTTGATTAACTCTTGCCTTTCTCATAGGCTTTAAATGGCTGTATCTGTCCTCTTGAAGCCAAGACATTGTAGATAATCCCCTGTGCTTTAATCTTTCTTTTAAAGGCTCTATAGTAACCCTATTGGCATTGTTAGCCCAACAATCTAAAATGTCTTTAAACCTGCTTGTGTAAAATGTCTTTCCAGTGAAATAATAAGTAAAGGCGCACTTCTTATTATTCTCTATGTAAAGTGTGTAGCCTAATAATCCGACGAAAAGAACGCCTACTGTTATGATCTGATAGAGTGATACAATGCTGTCAAATTGCGCTAGTCCGTTTACATCCATGAGCATAGTAACCATTTCCATAACGTACATGAATACTGTAATAAATAAGCCGAATAACCGGAATACCTTCTCCATTTTAGATTTGGAAGTGTTAACTGCAAGTGCTAAAGGTAGCCACAGGTGAACAAACTTATATACAGGCCATCCCCAAGCAGGGTAAGGCTCATCTGATAAGTATTTAAGGTAGATGTTAAGGGCATAAAAAAGCTGCATCAGTATGATTGATGCAGCCGTGAAACTGATTACTACTAATCGCGCGTCTCTTTGGGTATTAATATCGCGGTGGCGGGGGCGGCGTGTTATCGTTGCCAGAGGTTGTGGTAGGGTCAGTTGCATACGATACTGCTGTATCATACTTATGATGGACTGCTCCATTTCCTGATGTTCCATTAACAATTGTTTTGCTGAGAGTGATATTTATTTTTTTCATGCCCTGAAATTAGGTAATAATATAGGGCGGTTTTGAGTAAGGTTAATCCATTAACTCCAAAAGGTAGTCAGGCAAATACCTGTATTCAGAAGGTAGGATTTCGTGTTTAAAGGTATTGAACCTAGCTACTATCAGTGGATAGCTTTTCATTTGCTTAATCTCATCAGATGTTGCATTATCAAAATTGGTGTGAACATCTATGTCGTAGAACATCCTATTATTTGGATGAGTGGCTACGCTTTTAATATTCCTTTTGGCGCAAATGTGAGCGATGTAGGCTTTAGCTCCCCAAGGGGCGTAGGCGTTTAAATAGTTCCCGCTTTCCTCGCAATACTTAGGCATGATATTGATTTGCTCCTGAAACCATTTATCTAGTTCCTGCCTTTCGCTGTACTTATCTTTTGGCTTCTTGATAGAGCTATTTTTAGCGCAGTAATAGCAAAGATTATGTGGTTTGCCTAGGAATAGTGGTCGCTGCTTTAAACATTTGCTACAGGTCTTTAATTTAGCTTTAATGAGTACCATTACGCACTTACTTTTAAAGCGTTTTCAAGATAATCAGCATGTTCCTCTAAGTGTTCAAGGTCAAGGCCGATAAGAGCGTGTAGGATGCGCCACAGATTATTAGAATATTCTGTTGTATAATCTCTATCCACTCCGTTCTTATATTGGATTATAGAGGCTGTATGAAGCTGTATTGCGTTGGCTGATTCTTTAATCCTTGAGGCATGTTGATTAACTGCCGGATTTTTAAATCTTGTATCTACCAAGTCTAAAGAATACTCGGTCTTAATCATTTCAGCACATACGTTAATAAACTGTGCTGACTTAACGATCTGATACGCTTTTTCAGGGGTTACGGTATTTCTAACTTTTGGCATGGCTAATTCTTTTAACTTGTTTATCGTATTGTTTAATAGTGTTTAAAAATGAAGAAGGCCAGAATGTCTCCGGCCTGTCTCTGTTTTCTTTCATTTTTTGGCAAAACGCGCAATTAGGCTTTTTGCATTGGTAGGATTGGGTGCTACTCATAAATTATAAATAGCTAAAGTTTCAATTGCATCTTTATGTAGTACATACCTGTCTACATTCGGCTTACCTCCACTTACTAAGGCACATAATTCTAAAACCCTGTTTAGGTATTGGGGCTTTATTTTTATAGGTGGTTGTCCATTTATTATTAACCTGCCTTCGTTTGAGTGTCTAACTTTTCAATATAACATCCTTTATTTGCATTCATAATCTTGGCAAACTATCTTGGCAAACTCCTCAACCTCTTTCGGTACAAGTTCTGATACTATTGGAATGCCACAGAATGTACTTATTTTGTGAGGCTTTTGGATTTTCATACCTTATTCCTCCATTCCTTAACAGCCAAGCAAGCTAATGTGAAAATAATAAGGACTATAGACGCTCCGACTAATAGCCCTCCTATAAATTCTATGGTCATAAATCAAAATATTCAAATGGGAAATCAACTGTGTTATCTTCTATCAGGTAGTCAGGAATATCAAAGCGTTTCTGCCACCTTCTAACCTGCTCTGCTATAGTTGGGTGATCGTCCCTTACGGTTTCTTAAATGGCACCACCAACTAAATATTAAAAAGCGGCTTTTAACATATAATCTTGCTTCAAACTCGTCAGGATAGCGGCTTACTGCCACTTTCTACCTTGTAATGGTTATTGTTCATAATTACATTGGGGTTTAATTGGTTAGTTTAAATTAGTGGTTATTAATAGGGGATTTTAAGGGCAATAAAAAAGCCACAAGGCTTGTGACCTGTGGCTAGGTGAAAGAGTTGGTATTATTATCTCCAAGTCTTGTTTTGCAGTTCGATAAACTTTGTGCGAAGCTCTTTAATGGCATCTATATCTTGTTGTTGCCATCCGAATTTCTCAGAAAACTCTTTATAAGACCTTTCATCCCATCCAAGTGTCATACCATATAAAAAAGCATCTGTTTGCTTTTCCCCAAAATCTTTTGCGCTGAAGCATATACTTCTATAAATCTGCTCTAAATCTGCTCAAGCGGACTTGCGGGTGAATAGGGGTGCATCGTCAGTTTTGCACCATCACTATCTGTAAACTGTTTATTAAGTTCCATAGGTCAGTTAATTATTGTAGTCTCTTACTGCTTCTTCAAGAATATCAAAAGGAGTTTCATTTAGAGATTGCGTACAATGACTTTTTGTAAGTCCAGTGATATATGTGTTAATCCATCTTTGAATCTGCCATCATCTATCGCTCCATCGATTATCATGTAATAGGCTAATACCCCCGCCATCATCCCTTCATAAAACTCTTTAGATTGATTATTCCCGAAGTGACTTAATATTTCTTCATCAATATCAAGTGGGTTTGTTTTAATGTGCTGGATATACTTTTCTGATACCTTTTCGTCTAATTTCATAACGCTTAGTTTTTATTGTAATTTTTTTTTGCGTCCTCAAATATATCAAAAGGAGTTTCAGAGATATTACCTGTTGCTAGGTTGTTTCTTACTACACAATAGGTAACTATACCTTTTAAGGGATTTGATTTAAGGTATAGCTTTTTACCTGTTGAATGGAAAAGCAGGGTGTTAAACTCCTGCTTTAATATCTCATTGGTGTAGTTATCATTGATTGTTTTGGTTCTTGTTGCCATAGGCTGTTATTTTAAAATCTATGAACTCTTTACAGACTTTCTTCCAAAGCTTTGTTGTATGTAATTATTTTCTGTAAATTTTCTTCTCCTATTATTTTTACTATCTCTGTTCCGTCTCCATCTTCATCTATAATAGTACTTCCACATAGCGTAAAAGGAATAATAGTAAACGTATCGGAGAAAGGCACATACCCTAACTCAGGTAGTTTTTCAGCCGCCATTTGAATTATTGTATCATGACCAATCCAAGATTTAAAATCGCGGTCTTGTACTGCTCCGCCTTTTTCTATATGCTCATCTATGTACTTGTGAATAATATCATAGCAATCCTGCTCGAACTCGGCTTGTAGTTTATTATTTGCATGAGTGAAGCTATAGGTTATATTTTCTTCGTACCACCCATAGGATAGTTCATAAATTTTTTCCTTTGCCATATCTTATTCTGTTAATTAAAGCATCACACTCCTTTTTATTCTTTGGCATAACCACTACTGGATTTTTGCCCTGAGTATGAAACTGGTGTTTTAGTAGTTTGTATTTAAGGGGCGCGGTGTCATTTGCATAACCTTTCGCGTCCACGACCATGTTTAATTCAGGCAACCAAAAGTCTACTATGCTTTTAATAGGTCTTATAGCCTCGCCATTGTACCGGAATCCTTCTTGTAGTACAAATACCTTTTGAAACTCAAAGTTGATTCCTGCGCCCTGTAATAGTGTGTACATATAATGCTCAAGTTTGCTGTCAAACTTGATTCCGTCTTGCTCGACTTTGGTAGCGTTTCTTACCTTTTTGTTGACTGGCTTGCTAAATACCTTTTCGCTGCTATCCTGTTTAATAGCTCTTTCTAAGAGGCTTGGTAGTTTATCTACCTTCTTAGCTACTTGTGTACTTGCCTTTACGTAGTTATCGCCATTACCTCCAATATCGATTAAGCCTAAACGCTTAAAATCGTTAGGCGACCATCTTACATTCTTTGCCATGAAATAGTTAATTAAGTTGCTCTTGCAAAGCGGTGAGGATTTGGCTACAGACTGCTAAGGCTTGGGGGATGCTTAATTGTATTCTGTCATTTCCCACTTGCCATATTTCTACGAGGTTAAAGGGTTCTATATGAACATCTGCCTCGTCAAAGTTTCCTTCTTTGTCTGCTACCCTGAAATCTACCTCTTTGCTCATAGCTTAAAGGTAGGGGATAAGTAAAGGCGGTTTTGGAGTGGCTATCGTGCGCTTAATCCCCGTTCAGGAAGCTGGAATATTTTTCCCATTTTATGCTTTCCCGCATTTCTTCTATCTCCTTAGACATTTCACGTGGGAGACTACCGAGAGGTAATAATTCAAATTTATTTCCTGATATTCTTTTAAACCAGAATGGAAGAAAGTAATTGTCCCCAACGATAGTGGCATGCGCTTGTAATAAATTTATCTGCTCGTTTGTTAGTGTTGCTTCTATTTTCATATCCTACTCCTTTGTTCGTCCTCTAAAGTAAGGTCGCTTAATACTCTGTTTAATATATTCCCTGATTCAAAAGACACTAAAGCCTCTTTAAATACAGGAGGTTTAAGACCTACAGGTTTATTGATGGGTCTGCCTATTATTTCTTCCATAGTCATTTCTGATAATGACTTGGTATTTTCTGTTTGTATTGCTTTTAGTTTTCGGTTCATGATTTAGTTAGTAAAAAAGCCCCAATTAAGGGGCTTGGTGTTAATTTATTTCATTCAAAATATCTCTTATGGCACTTCCGTTATATTCGTTTTTGGTAAGGTTGAGAAACTCTAAAGTTGTCATCTTACCTTTCAAATCAATTCCCCTGGAATTAACAAACATAAGCCTTCCGCTTTTGCAGCTTCCGGTTAAAAAGTGATGCCATTCAAAGAATGTACTGTTACTGTATGATTCATTCTTTTTGAATGACTTAATAAACTCCTGTTTCTTTTCCTCTAAAGATAAAGACGAATAGAACTTTTCGCTTACTGCTGACATGGCATCCTCTTTGGTATCCCCATGCGCAAACAGATTGCCTGATTTAGCGATATACATTTTTTGCGTACTCATATCGTCTTTAATAACTAACACTTTGGCTATGTTATTAACTATAGATAGGAATATACAAGGGATGTCATCTATATAATAAACAGGCTTTTCATTGAATGATTTAAAAGAATGGATTTCTTTATTTAAAAACCCCTTTCTGTATTCTGCGGCATGTGCTTTTTTAATATCGCCATAGCCATAGCCAGAGCCATAGCCATAGCCATCGCCAGAGCCATAGCCATCGCCAGAGCCATCGCCATAGCCATAGCCATCGCCAGAGCCATAGCCATCGCCAGAGCCATCGCCATAGCCATAGCCATCGCCAGAGCCATCGCCAGAGCCATCGCCATCGCCATCGCCAGAGCCATAGCCAGAGCCAGAGCCAGAGCCATAGCCAGAGCCAGAGCCATAGCCAGAGCCATAGCCAGAGCCAGAGCCATAGCCATCCGGCTGTATTTCGAGGAAACTTTTTATCAGATCTTCCATTCTTTTACGGCTTTAATGTTATTAACTGCTTCTTCGGTGCATGGCAATACTTCAATTACCTGTGGCAAGTAAACGCCATCTTCGTCTGTAATGGTAACGGTAAACTTACAATCGTTTGGCCTTTTAGTACCTTCAACAGCTAATTGACTTAAAGAAGCTGCACCCGACCAATACCATAAGCGGCGAGCATTGGTAACAATAGCTATAGAGCCATCTAATTTTTTAATGTTGCCAAACCAAACCCCTGCTGAGTGTGTGCGAATAATTGAGAATTTTTGTTTCATGATTTTTTTTTAAGTGTTTAATGAGTATTAATTAGAATTATTTAACTGTGATAACTAAACTTAGCTTGCCTGATTTAACGGGGGGGTAAGCTGTCCATGTTTCGGCTGTATCTGTATCAACCATTTCCATTGGCTTACTAAGGGCTTTTAAGATTGCTTCACGCTCTTTAAGCTCTTTACTAAGCCTGTTCCATATTAGGTCTTGGCAGGTTGAAAAGTCGTAACGGGTTCCTACTGTTTGTTCGCGGATCTCGCAACCTAACATGTGCCTTGTTTCTTTGTTAGCAAGCTTTAATTCATTAGTTGCCATATCAGCAACATTATTTTTAATAAGCTCGCTTAATTCTGTTAGCTTTTTAGCCATTATTAAGGCTTCTGTAGGGCTTGCTTCACCATTCCGGCACTTGTCTACTAAAGACATACCTAAGTCGTTTATAGAGCCTTTATTTAAAGCTAAAAAGGACTGCTCTGTAATGACCAATCCTTTTTCTTGTTGTAGTTCCTGTGTCATAAATCTTCTTTAAAGATTGATTGATAATAAGGGTTATTAGTAGCAGTAATTAAGGGGTATTTAGTATGTAATTGATTAACATGTAATACCCTTTGTACTGCTGTAAAAAAGCCCCAATCAGGCTGATATACATAATCTCCTAATTGGGGCATAGTATTGTACTTTAGTAAGTATTTGTATTCGGGTTCTCCCTCGTATTGGGTAAAGGAGACTAAAACCCCAAATTAACGCTTCCTTTTGGCTGACTTTGATTGTTATTGTTAAATACAATCTCTTTAGCACTGCCAATGTAAGCCTTTGGTGTTTTAGCTTCTCTTTCTTCTTTGGTTTGGTTCATATACACGGTATGAGTATTGCCAAACTGGTCAGCTTCTTTACGTGTGTCTATTACGACCTTTGCGTAAACCTTGCCATTTTTACCTACTGTTCTTGCGCTTTCGGGTATATCCGATAAACATAAATCTGCGATTATCATGCTGCTTGTAAATTTGATTGTTTAATAAGTTCTTGTTCGTTTTCAGGTGAAAGTGTGCAACTGGCTTTAATCTGCTCTATTGTTGCGCTTCCATTATTTAGATATTTAACTGCGTTAGTCCATTGCGGAGTGTTCGGTAATAAGTCAGGCAACTTTTTTACGTTTTGCGGTGGAGTAGTTTTACCTTCGTTTGGTTCGTTTTTACCGCTTGCGCTGTTGCCATCATCATCTTTATCAATGTTTAAGCTTAATACAGCCCCTACGGCGTATCTTCTTTGATAAGTGATACATGAACCTATTCCCTGTGGATCATTCTTTGCAGGTGTCATTTTATACGTTTCCATGATATATTCACCGCTCTCATGAATAAGGAGGGTTGTAAGCTCATGTTCTCCGGCCGGCCACTGTGTTAATGCTAATCCGCATTCTATTAAATGAGGGTCAACTGCATCAAGAATGTCCGGTAGTTCGGCATATTCTGATTTATAAAAAGGGTTCTTACTTGACTTTGGTATTTTCCCAACAAGCTTTTTAAACTTGATTAAGGCTATGCCTATATTTTTTATGCTTTCTGACTTTTCCATTGTGGATTGGTTATTTGATGGTTAATTAGTTTTATTGATTTGTCTTTTACTATAAGTAAAGGCACTTTCTTTATATCCTGATTTGATTAGCCTATTCTTTTCACTTTTGCAGAAGTGAAAGTAACTATGTTCATAAACGGGGCGGCCACAGTATTTAAGTACCCAAACCCCATTTGATAATGGCTTTTCATTATTAATAGTCAAGTGCCTTTGCTGAAAGGCTTGCTTTTCTACCTTGTTATACACCCTCATAACGTCTCCTTTCTTCCAGTTCTTCGGCTAGTTGAGGTAGTTGAACTTCATTCATGTATGTTTCTTCATTACTCAGGAATAGCATGTTTGTTGCTTGTTCGCTGTCTACTCCTTGATGTACTAAATTTGCTTGCTCCTTGAGGCTGGCAAATAGAAATAGCATATCCATATCCATAGCGGATTGATTTAAAATTAAGGTTAATAAAGAGGTGGTTTTAAGCGATGAGAAGCTATTAAATAGCGTTTGCTAACATGTAGACTATAGTAGCAAATTCGGCAATAATGCAAACCTTGATAAAGGTTGATGCTTTAATAAATGCTTGTTTCATGGTGGTTTTGGTTTTTAGCGGTTAATGTTTATTTATTCTTTTACGGTTACTTCAAAAGCTTTTCGTCTTGCCATATCTCCTTTACAGGTGGCAGTAAGGTTTAAATTAAATTGCTGGATAATGTTTTTAGCTTGTGACAGCCCTGTTTCAAGCTTTTGTGGTCTGCACTCTATAAAGGTGCCAAACTCTTTTATACGGTCTGAATCGTAGAGCCTTACAAACTTCTGTAGGTCTGTTTCCTGTATTTGGGTTTTCATGTTATAATTAAGGGTTGTATGAATTACGTTTAGTTATGCGCCTTACTCTTTCAGAAGTTACAGCCACATGATAAGGGGCTTCAATGGTTAAATCTGAAACGTCAGTAAAAATTACGCAATCGAGGTTCCAATAAATCCGAATGCGGCTTTTAATTCCGGTGCTTTTCATAATGTTCAAGAATTTGGTTGTAATTATCCGACAGGAAAGTATAAGGGTTTAAATACTGCTGTATAATGTCGGATTGGTCGGGTGAAGGATATTCTATTAAGTTTAGCTCATATTCTTTAATGTGAGCTATTAAGACCGATTGCTTTAAATTTTCCATCTTGAGGGTTATTTAAATAGTCTGCAATAGCGGCAAGTGAATGGCTTTTAAGATCGCCTAATTCAATCACTTTGCCTGTTGGTATTAATACTTTTACCTGCCCGTTTATTCTTACTAAGGCGTTAAAATAACGCTCTCCTAAGAACTCATTTAAACGGTGGTAATCTTTACCTTTCATAAAAAGGATAATGCTTTGTCCGGCCTCTAATCCTATGTTAAAGAGTCGCTCTGTGTATGTCTGTGCCATAGTTATAAAAATAAAAAAGCCGTTAAATTGTTATTAACGGCCTAAGTAGTATATATTGAAGTATATTATTTATACTGAATTGTTGTACTAGCTATTTTAAGGTGATATAAACCATTATTATTTCTTAAAGGCTTGTTGGGCTATCTCTTTAACGTCAATGTCTCCAAACTCCTTATTTAGCCTTATAAACTCTTTTAAATGACTGGCAGCTTCTGTGATAGCTAATTCTGTTTTCTCGTCTTTACTTGCTTCTACTATACCTGTCATTTTAAGGTTTTTATCGATAAGGTGTTTAATAAGGAACTTAATAGCCTTGCTTATGGTTGCATTTTTGCCAAACTCGCGCTCAAGAATAAGCATTTCATCGTCTGTTAAGCGCGGGCTTGATCGTGGCTTCGCTTTTAGTTCGTCCGGTGCTTCAGGTCTGCCTATTTTTCGTTTATGTTCTTTCATGTTTGGTAAGTTTAACGAATGGATAAGGCAAATGTAAAAAAAAGCCGCTTTGTACTCGCTACGCTGCGGCTTCCAACCTAAACCTTAATCACAATTCCGGCGGGGCTTTTCAACCGGAGATCTTTTTAAGATATTTTAAGTTAAACTTTGCCCCTAATGTCTTTTAATCTATAATTTCAAAGTCTCCTGTAATGCCAAACTTTTCTGCAATTTGGGAACGGGTGAGTATTGGCATATTGTGAAAATTATAAAATGGGTGAAAGTTACCATTATCTACCTTATCCCAAATACTACACTCCTTTGTTTCATCCCACCAAAAATTACCATGGTTTCTGCCATTAGCTAACTCCAATTCCTCATTAGGCTCATTACCTTGTTCTTTTTGGCATTCAAGGGCGCGTTTTTTTATTGGTTCGGGTAGGTCTTTTATTTTCATGGGTTGTTAGATTACAGGCGTTAATGATTTATTATCCATTTTTGGTTTAAGTGTTATATATTTAATTTAAATGAAGTATTTGGCTATTGGGGGTTAAATTGTTGAATAAATGAAGTAATTTATATATATGTCTAAATTGTATCTTATTTTTCAATAAAGACCAACTTTCATTGAGTTTAAGGTCTGGCGTTCCCTCATATCCATAGTGCTGTAATTTACTTCCGTCGCTCAAATGAATTAAGTGGGTATATGTATAAAAAATATCGCCGTCATCATCCCTTTTCTTATGTTTTTGATATAGCGTGATTTTTATAATTTCTGGGTATTCGATTTCAAACTCTTTATCGATATGAAAATACAGACTGTCCAAGTTTACTCGCTTACCGGTGTTAACCTGATCGCATCCAATATATTCCCTTGGTACTAATTCAAGTAGCTGCGCCTGACTTTCGTCTCTTTTATCAAGACTTACTGACAGTATATTATCCCATATGCCTATATAAATCCATTGATCGCGGAATGAGTGGTTATATTTAGGAAGATTAAATTTGTTACATATCCAGTCCAAAATAGCTGGTTTTACTAGCTGACTATCATTAAACGATACATTATCAAAAACCTCGTTTTCTATTTTCATTATTTTACTATTTATTGGTTAATAGGGTTAATTATTTTTAGTTAAAGACTGGTTACTGTTTCTGCCTTCCAACACTTATAATAAGATAAATAATAGAGTGATGTATAACCACTTGTTATTCGGTAGTGAATTGTTGAAATCCACGAATTGTAAATGCTTGCCATATTGTTTTAGTTTATTGGGGGTTAAAACAAACTAAACTATTTACGGTTAGGGGGATTAATAAGGTGGATAACCTTGAGCCTCGAATGAATTAGGGTTAATATCATCAGGCTTATATTCTGGCAACTCAAAGAATGCTATTGCCTGAGAAAATGGGAATTCTTCGTTATAACGCCTGATTTCACCATTATCAAACAAAACAATAGTTCTATCGATGTCCATTTTATCTAATAGCTCCGGCGAATCGTGCCACTTGTTCTCTATTGCCATACTTTAAATCCTCTTTTTAAGTAAATCAGAAGCATCATTAATATTAGTGGCTCCGGCCTTTAATTTGCCATCTACCATAATTTCATAAAAAATACCCCTTTCTGATGATTCCCTGATTAATTGAACGGGTTTACCTATTGGTGAAGTCCCGTTAAACATTACAGTACGCTTAACCTGATAAGCAGGATTTATGCGAAGTATATTTGTTCCCATTTTTTCTATTTATTTTAATTGTGTTTAACTATTATATAGTGAATAACCATCATTCCAGCTACTGTCAGTGCGCCATCTCCAAAATTCAGAAGGAGGACATTTAACACCATCTTCTAAGTGAATTAAGCCGCCTTGCATGGTCATCCATTCATCGGGTGTAAACCATTCATGAGTTACTTTTTTACCGGCTCTCATAGCCTCGATAGCTTCTTGCTTTGTCATTGCTTATTTTTATTGTGTTTGCTGACTATTTACAGTTATTGTAATTAAAGAGTAAATCTAAAAGTGCTACCGCCTGGACTTGTCCCGGTCTGAACTGTTTGGCAGAACAACTCATTATCTACTTTTCTAACATGCAGGAAGTGTGTTTCACCATTCCTTGAAGGATAAGTATAGATATCAATTCCATTAACACTATTAAACAAGATACATTCGGCCTCAAATCCAGTGCTGAATTTTAGATTAGCTTTGTTTTCTGAAAGCGTTAATTCTACTTCCATGTCCTGAACGAAATTTAAATTGGATGTTGCTTTGGTTTTCATAATGATCCGATAAATGAGTTTATAAATGAGATTTTATTTAATAAAGATTCTTTGATTTTGGCTTTTTCGGTATCGGACAAAATAATAACTTGTTCTGCCGCTATTCTATGAGGTATTGCATAGTTGTTTGCGCCTTTTACAATCTCATCCAAACCAATACAATTGTAAACCAAGTTACCTTTTGATGACTTTCCGTTAGATTGTATACAATAGTATCTTGACTGATACTTCACCCATGTTCCTTTATCAAGTTGTTCCATGCTACTTTATCTTGTATGTGAATTGCAAATTAAAAGTATTAGCTACAGACTTAACTAAGTCTAAAGCATTAAGATAACTATACCCTATAAGGGTTAGGGTTGTACCGTCTGAAAAGGTGGCGATCATAACGTTTAAGGTTTTAAATAATAAAAGCCCTTACTTTATTTATTTGCAAGGGCTTAAAGAGGGGGAGAGGTGGATTAAATATTACGGAAGACAAAACCGCCTTCATACCAATTGTCACTAATAAACAAGTCCCTGCAAAACGCTTCGTAATCAAAGTATCTGGTTAAGAAGTCAGGCGCGTCACTTGGCATCATTTCGTCCGCTATTTCATAGGCATAATCCAATTCGCTATTGTATTCGCCACAATAAGCATCTTCAAAGCTATCTTTAAGGTCTTCAGCGTCTTCTTTTGCTAAATCATAACCCATGTGATTAATAAACACTTTAAACGCTTCAGGGTTATCTATTTCGTTTAATACTTCCTGATAGGTAAAAAAGCCCTCACTTATCCAGCTTTCACAGATTAAACCATCAGGTATATTTTCAAAGTCCTGAAACATAAATTCAGGGTCTTCTTCATCGCTGTGCAATTCCGCGCAAGCTTCAAGAAATTCTTCTTTGCTTGAATAGTCAGAAAGGTCTAACCATTCTCCGGCAATTGAGCCGTTTGTATACTTTGCGTAGGTTCCTACATAAACTTTTGCGGTTTCCATAATAGTTAAGGTTTTCATTATTGTGTTTTGTTTAAGTGGTTGGTTATTGACGGTTAGAAATAAAAAAGCCCGAAAGATTTCAATCAATCGGGCTGCATTGGTTATTGAGTTGTGATTTACTTTTTATTTAATATAGTCTCCATAAGCGGCTTGTGGTTTCGTCTATTGGTTTTATCTTAAATATTTTGTCAGGGAATAGATTTTTTGCAGCCTGAATATGTTGAATTTCAGATGTTGGGAACTCAAATGATTGATTTACATTCATGGCTTCCAGTAAATCAGCATACCTATTGCTTTTTGACTTGTATTCAAGAGGAACATTATCTTCGAGCTCTTCAAAAGTTACATTTCTATTCCTATTACCTTTGCGGCTATTTAGATATGCTTTTTTGTAAGCAATTTGATCTGCTGTTTTATTTATTAGCCGTGATATTTCGATATTTGGCAGCTGTATATTTTCAGTTAATATCTGAATTTCTACCTTGCTCCAATAATCTGTTTTTTTAGTAATGCCTAATTCATAAGCCTTTGACATTACGGCGGTTGCTGATCTGTTTAAAGCATCGGCTATTTCTTTTTTTGATTGCTTGAAATAATATTTTTTAAGATACTTTATTTCGTCTGCACTCCATAATTCGGACGGCCCCTTTAGCCCTAACCTTGCCCTTTTTAATTGTACTGATTGCTCAGTGCGTCTTAGTATTTCGGCAATCTCTTTATTTGTTAGTTCAGGATTGTTTTTTAAAATATCTACTTCTCCCTGCTTCCAGTAGTCAACATCTTTTTTTTCTGTAACTATGCCTAATGATAGCCTTTTAGCTTTAACTGCGGAATAGGTACGGCTAATTTCTTTAGCTACCTCTTTTATTGATAACTGAACGTTTTTAACTATTTCAATTTCTTCATCAGTCCAAGGTTTACCGCTGGGTCTACCTCGCTTGTCAGCAGTTAAATTATTATGACTTGCAAATATTCTAATACTATATTCAGTTCTCCCTAAATGCTTAGCTATATCTGCCACTGGAAGTTTAAAATAGTTATCAATAACATATTGCCGATGATCGTCTGTCCAGCGTGTTCTTGTTGCCATATAACAATTAATCTAAAATAACGGCTTTTGAGGCGTCGTAGCTCAGTGAGCCATATTTGCTATATGATAGCATAGAGGCTTCAGCATCTTGTTTATCACTCCTTAAATACTTAAACGCTTCCCAAAGTGCTTTTTTAGCTTCTTTTTTGGAAGGAAATGTAATGTTGAAACTATTAAACATTCCCTTTTTAGTTTCTGAATTATAGGTTTCAATTGCGTTTTTAAGCGCAAAGTTTCCATTGATTTGGCCGGTAATAGCAATTGTAGTTTTCATTTTGTGTTTTATTTTTTGGGGTGATAAATATAAATAGTTAATTTCAATTCATGCCAACATGAGCGAAGAAATAATCTAAAAGACCTTGATTGACATTACCTAATGTTGGGTATACGTTTAATTCTTTGGCAAGGCTTTTAACTGCTTTCTTATTATAGCAGAGGTAAAACCAAAGGTTTTCTTTAAATTCATCTGCCTTAATATCGGTTGTTATCGCTCTTTCTTCTATTTGGCTAACTGTTAATATGGGTGAGTTCATAGTGTTTAATAGTTTTATTGACAGTTAATTAAAATAGCTGCTCTGTGTTTCTTTACTGGCTGGCAACAGTCTATTATATTAATAGGCCACATTAGCTATTAATTTTTACCGTTGCTTTGTTTCAGGCTTTACCGGATTGTTTCGTTACTACTCTATTTAAGGTTCACGGCAGCTTTTAGTTATCCTCCGAGACTGCACTCGTTTTTTAAGGTGTTTATCGGACACAGTAACCGGATTGAAATTTGGCGTTCAATCTCTCGCCTCTGGTCTATGGCTCAATACCAGCAATGAGCGGTGTTGTTATTTACAGTTGTAAAGACAACACAACAAATATACACATGTTTTTACATTTGTCAATACGTTTGTAAAATGAGATTGGCGGGATGTAGTTAGGTATAACTATAAGTAATATGGGATGCTGATTATCTAATAGGAATAGACTTATTTAGTCTGGGTATATAACTAAATAGAATAGGTGATTTTCTATAAAATAGACTTGTCTAAAATTTAGGCAATAAAAAAAGCCACTACCGAATAGTGGCTTTGTAGAAAAACAAGCGAAAATGCTTACAAGGTGCGGGTGCGGCTTCCGCGGTTTTTGTAATCTTTAATTATTCTTGCTGCATCTATTATTATCGACAACAGACACCATGCTATAGTAAAGAGAGGGATAATTTTATCTATTATAATATCTCCAGCAAGGGTGTCTGTTTTTAAGACAGAGTAAAAGGGTTGATAAACCAATACACCAACTATTGATAAAATAATTAAAAATTTATTTTCTCTCTTGATCTCATTCCAAAATGAAATACAAAAACAAAAAGTCCCTAATAAAGATATAAAGTGGTATAATGATATGTTATAGTAATTACTATTATTCAGTATAAAACATACAGGTAATACAAGCTTTAAGAAAACCCCTGCTATTGTAAGATTTAAATCCCCTTTCATTATGATTAATTGGCAATTGCTGTCACATCTTGCGTAAATCCAACCCTGTTTATTTGTCCGCTATGACCACCAACAGAACGCCCTTTAAACATAAACTGAAACGAGCCATCCCCGTCACCTTGTAAATTATCATCCATATTTGCAGTTACAGTAATTTTAATTTTATCACCCGCGCTAACAATGGCTGTGTGGTATGTAGTATTACCATACTGATTAGTAACCTGTAATACTTGCTTATTACTCTCCGTCTCATCAACAGCGGTAATAGATATTGATGTCTTCGCAGTCAACCCACTTACAGTAATATCGATGGGCGCAGATATATTACCGCTATCTTTCTTACATCCAATAAATGGCAACAAAACAATTACAGGTACAAGGCTTTTAATTTTCATAACTCGTCTAAAATTTAAAATTTCCCACCAACATAAACAATAACAACATTAAAACAAAATACCATACCGCCGGAGGCTATATTGAAGCGTAGCGGAAATACTAATCAAAACAATACCTTATCTATCACACATTTATAACTTCTAAGCATTAATGAATCTATCCTTTAATAACTTTATGTTATGATAACCATGACTAATCAATAGACTATTATAGCTCTGTCAGGATTGAAAGTTTTACTTTCGCCCGAAGGGTGCGAGGGGGATTATCCCACCTACCAAACATTCTCTCAACCCTTCCTATAACCAACCTATTCTTTTAGCACACTTGTTTTAAGGAGATATAAGGAGCGATCTTACTTAACCTGCAAGGACTATCACTCAAAGTAAAATCTTTCAACACCGGCTTTAGTTCTCATTTCTCAGCCAGGCGGATTAATCTTTCATAGCTCAAAGCAAAATCTTTTTTCAGCCCACCCCGGTCTGTGGATTCGCGTTTCGTTCTGCATGGGTAGGGTGGTTTGTTATGGGGGATAGTCCCTAGTCATAGACCTTCTAAAAAAATTAAACAACTAGCATTAAGTGGGTATGGATAAAGTATATATAGATACCGAATCGATGGTAAGCGCGTAAGAGGCTTAAAAAGTGGCTTAATAGCTCATAAATGCAGAAAATCAGGTATCAATATTTTGAATAGAACTATCAATAAAATGAGATGATAGTAAGAGATGCAATTGTTTCAATTATTTGGAAATATGCGCATATCAACTACCTGAAATAGCATCAATATATTGACGATTTTAGTTAACGCAATGGGGAACAAGTATAATAAGCCAGATATAGACTTAAAGAAGATTGGGACAAACCCATTCCTGTTTAACCTGAAGATAGATGTCAATAAGATACCCGTTAATGGTGCATGGAAAAGGGATAAAGAAGGAATTATGCTGCCTATGGAACTGGAGTTAGAGAGAGCGCCATTCTGTAAGGTATTTTCTGATAGTAAGAGAAGGCTTGAAATGGTGAAGTTAAGTCCGAGAGCAAAGGATCTGTTACTATGGGTGATATATGAGGTAGATGTAAATAAAGACTGGTTTTGGCTTAACAGGGTAAGGTATATGGAAGAAAGTAAGGTAAGCTCTTACAATACCTATAAATCAGCATTAGATGAGCTATTAGGAGCTAATTACCTCTCGCCAATGTATAAGCAAGGTTACTACTGGATTAATCCACATTTCCTATTCAATGGCAATAGGCCAACAATATTTCCTAAGAACGTAATTAAATAATTTATGACAATATCAGAAAGAGCAGAGCACGCAGCAGGAACGGTTTGTAATGTTCTAATGAATAGATGTAACAATCAAACTGAGAGAGATGCTGTAAAGCATGTTTATGAACAATGGGAGGAATATTTTTTAGACCTGTTAAGTGATTGTATTGATTTAGAAGAATACCCAACTCCAAAAAATATATTTCAGAAATAATTGGCTAGCGCCTATTTAAACAGCGTTTTTATGCAAGTATTTATTGAACAAGCACAGCAATTATCATTCGAAAATGAATACATAATTGAGAAGCTAAAAGAACATGGTGTAACTGTTATTCCAATTAATTACACGCTAGGATTATCTATAGATGTGGGAACCATTCCAAAAAGTATAAATACACCTGATTTAATAAACAGACTAAGAACAGAAGCTAAAGAAGTAATTAATAAAATTATATGAACGAAAAATCACTATTGCTGCTAATATTATTAAACATTGCTCATTGGGCAGCAGACTACACGCATTTATCAAGGCCATATATGTTACAAGCAAAAAAGTTAGGCACACCATTCCTGCCAATATTTGAACACGCTTGTGTTCATTACTTCTTAATGGCTTTTGTATTGATATTCTTTTGCTCAAACCCTATTTATTGGGTTTTAATATGCCAGATAGAGCTGTTTACACATTGTGGTATAGACGTGCTAAAAGGAAAATTGAATTATTGGTTCCCTTCACTTCAAAGTCCAGCAAATGTCTTCCACTGGTATGTATTTGGTGTGGATCAGTTCATGCATCAAGCAGTGATAGTCTTAATAACCTATTTAGCATTGCGTTAAGATGCCAACCAGAACATTAGACGCTCAGATCATCCATACTGGAAAAGATGCTTCACTGCACTTCCCTAATGAAAGATGGGTGTACAATGAGCTTAAAAATGCTTTTAAAGACGGTGATCGAGTAACAGTTACTATCGCCAGCAGGAAAAAGAAAAGGTCTTTACCACAGAATGCAGTATTACACTGGTATATTCAGGAGATAGCAGACGAAACAGGAATGGATAAAGACGTAATTAAAGACGTTTTAAAGCATAAGTTCCTTTCAGTGGATATAAGAGACGCTAACGGTGAAATAATGGCTGATACAAGCTCTGGCGAAGTATTGAAACGCGTTAGAAGCACTACTGAACTATCAACAATAGAATTTATGGAGTTCACAGAACAAATCAGGTTATGGGCATTGGATTTTCTAAACCTTAATCTGCCTTTACCTGACCAACAAGCAAATATTAAATTTAATAACTAAAAAACATGGAAACACAAAAAGTACAAGGGGTAATTGAACAAAGGGAACCAACAGTTTTAGAAAGGCAAATAAATAGCCTAAATGGTCAAAACTGGTGCCTAGAGCAATGTTTAGTTGATATTGTAAAAGCAACAGATAGATTACGAGAAATCGGCCTAAAGCTAAACAGGAGTGAGCATCCAGATAACGCACAGGAATGTGTAATTGCAAATACTGAGGTACAGCAAAAAACAGTTGATACTCATGCTGGAGATGGGTTAATATTCAATATTGAAAAGGTTTTTAGGGAAACTGGATCACTTATTGATAAGTTCAATAACTATTATTACAGAGACCTAGTAAAGCAAATAGAATTTCTTGAGAAGCACATTTAAAGCGGTAAAAAGTACATCAACTAACGCTTAAATTTACATCACCGTCAAAAACTAAAATATTATGGAAATTCAAGAACAAACATTAGAGCTATTAGCTGACGTTGTAACCGTTAACGTAAAGCACATTTTCAGTCCAGAAGAACTTTTACAGAAGTCAGCTATCCTTGCACAAACAGTAAACGATAAGTCAGAAATCGAAGCTGAGAAAAAGGCTATCGCTTCTGAATACAAAAACCGTATCGATAAGCTGCAAGCTGAGATTAAATTAAACTCAGGCTACATTACAAATGGCTATGCGTTTATAGACAAGACAGCGGAACTTTACCTTGACTTTACTACTAACGAGCGCGTGTATCTTGATAAGCAGAATGGTGAACAATTAAAACGTGAGCCCTTTCATCCAAGCGATTATCAGAAACGCATGGACTTTACCGGCACAGATGAAGAAACTGATGAGCAAATAGCGTTCAATAATCATATTGGTGAAATGGCAGACCCACTCGGTGATATTATTGACAATAAAGTTAAAAAAGCGGGATTTACTTTAAAGCCTGTTCCTAAAGATAACTTAGGAGAGCATTACGGAAAGAACAATGAGTTTGAAGATGACGACGATGATCCGTTAGCTGGCGAATAATAATCACTCACATACATTAACTGAAAAAGCCTCCTTTTTTACTGGAGGCTTTAATATTTTCTATAAGTAAATAGTATTTGGTTGGTTTGGCGGTTTTAGATAGCTTGCTGTGGTTTGTTCTTTCTTTCTAAATAGTACTCATACTCCTCTTGGTTTAAAATTCTTCTCCTCAGAAGTTCACATTCGTCTTCGACTTTTTTTATTCTTTTGCTATTTAAAACATTAGTAAATTCATTTTCAGTATCATATTGTTGCTGCTTTTTTGTTTTTCGTTTCTGGAGATTATGAGGTACTCCATCGTTCTCAAGACGCTCTAATAACTTGGTAAGAACATTTATTGTATTTCTTATTTGTTCCTTTAGTTCCATAATCGAATTTAACAAAAGAATTTACCTTGTGTATTAAAATATTTGTACAAAGTATATATTTGTTGTACCAATTCCCATCTGATTACTTCACATAGTATTTAAGGGTTTTTGGCGGTTAACTTCATGGGGTGGTTCCCATAAAGTATTTGCCCCCACGATTTGGTTGTCGTGGGGTTTTTTTCGTGCAATAACTGTTCGGTATATACACTATCTGTGTCTACTTTCTCTTGTATAATATCCATGTTTCTAGAATTTTTTTGTTTTATTTAGTATACAAAAGTGCTTATAATTATATACAAATAGGCTTTTGGCTCAATGTTGATAACTTTCGTGCCATGATTTGAGAATATAGTATTGTGTCCCTTGATTTTGTTACTAACTTTGATTTAACAAACAGATACAGAAGACATTTTTATGGAACAGGTTAAACAAGACATCACAAAACTCTACTCCATTACTGACTATGCCAAAAAGCAAGGCGTAACAAGACAAACAGTTTACAACTGGATAGCAGACAAAGAAAAGCAATTGAAAGTAGTTGTAATTTCCGGCAAGCAATTCATAAAGTTATCAGCTTAATTTTTTTGTCTTTAACGCTTTTACAAAACGTAAGTATGAATGGATATCTATTATCAAGACAGTGGTTTGACTTTGCTTTTGAAAACCCTGAAAAAGTAACCCCCATGCAGGGATGCTTGTATATGTGGTTGATAGAAATTAATAACCGTAAAGGCTTTTCTGAAAAGTTCAATTTTAATACTGATGATGCTTGTGCAGCCTGCGGATGTAACAACAGAAAAACAGTATGGAAGGCACTAAACGAATTAGTTGAGTTCGGATTTGTATCTATAATATTCAAATCCGATAACAGACATAAACCAACTGTAATTTCCATTATCAATAATAGAATTTTATCTAATGGATGCCTTGATAAGAGCCTAACTTACTTATCCGATAATTGGACTGGTAAAGAAACGGTAGACGGCCTTGTAGATGGATCAGTAAGCGGATCGGTAGATACCCTTGTAAGCGGACACTCTTATAAACAAATAAACAAAGAAACAAAGAAACATATACTTGCGTCTTTCGACACTTTTTGGGAAATGTATGGGAAGAAAGAAGACAGGCGCAAGTGCGAAAAAAAGTGGGTAAGTATTGACGAGAAGTTGCATGAAAAAATACTTACTGTGCTGCCCGCCTACATTGCAAAAACTCCTGAATTGAAATTTCGAAAAAATCCTTTGACTTGGCTTAACGGTGAATGCTGGAATGATGAAGTTGTGGTGGTTCCTCTTTTCGAAAATAAACAAAGCCAACATCAACCTTTAGCAAACAACGAGTGGTAGCTATGAAATGCACGATATTCAAAAATATTTACGATAAGCAAGCTTTTCATATCCCAATTGACAAGGCTTTAGAGCGTATCAAGAAAGGGGCAAGTAAAGCCACCATAACTGAAATTCGTTCCTACTTGGACAAGGAAAGGCAAGACAGCCTGAAGCGTGGATTGCCAAGCGTATGTTTCTCCGGTGAGTTCAATGAGCGAAAAGATGAACTCCTTATCAAGCACAGCGGATTTATCATACTTGACTTCGATAACATATTTGACGCTGAAAGCCGGAAAAAACAGTTGTGCGAATCAGAATACGCTTACGCTTGCTGGATTTCTCCACGCAACAACGGCGTAAAAATGCTTGTCAAAATAGCGGACGGTAAACAACACAGGCAACACTTTGAAGCATTATGTGAAATGTTCACCGATGCTGATAAAAGCGGTTCCAATGAAAGCCGTGTATGCTACGAGAGCTACGACCCTGAAATTTACATCAACAAGTCAGCAAAAGTATTCACCAAAGTAAAAGTTGTTGAAAAGGTTGAGGTAAAGCAAACGTTAGCTAACGAGGCTCAAATATTCGACAAAATTGTAACATGGCTAACCAATAAGGGTGATGCCTTTGTAACAGGGGAACGCAATATTTTCATTTTCAAGTTAGCTTCCGCTTGTTGTAGGTTTGGTCTTGAAGAAGAAGTTACCTACGGATTTATCCAAAATAACTTCGATATAGGCGCAAATAAGTTTTCAGAGCATGAATGTGCCACCACGATTAAAAGTGCCTACAAATCCAATAAAAACCTATTTGGTTCGGCTCAATTCGATAAGGATGTACTGGTAGACAAAACCTTACGAAAAGAAATTGAGATCACTCAGGAAATGGTTGACTTAAACGTCAAACCTAAAGACGTAATCTTTGGCGAGGACGTAAAGGAAGGTGCATTAGATATTTACAGGAATGGATATAAGGCAGTCAAGGGGGTAGGAGTTACTGACCTTGATGCAATTTTCAAGTTTAATTCAGGTGAAATAACGCTATTATCTGGTTACGGAAACTATGGTAAAAGTTCATTCTGGAGTTGGAAACTTCTTATGCGCATTTTGATGTATGGGGAGAAGTACGCTTTTTTCACCCCTGAGGAAATGGATGTTGATTTTTACCACAATTTAACGGAAACGCTATTGGGATGTGATTGTACTCCTGATAATCCAAATCAACCTTCACAGGACGCTTACGAGAACGCATACGACTTTATCAGTAAGTATTTATTCTATGTCTACCCAAAAGACTTAAGCCCAACACCTCAGTATATTAAAGAGCGATTTTTAGAGCTTATAATCAAAGAAAAAGTAAAAGGGGTAGTGATAGACCCATTCAACCAATTGGCTAACGATTATGGCAGCGCAGGTGGCAGAACTGATAAATACCTTGAGACATTTCTTAGTGACTGCGCAAGATTTTCAAAGCAAAATAACCTATTCTTCTCAATTGTGGCGCATCCAAAAGGAGGTGCTAAAAAAGACGCACATGGGAATTACCCTTGCCCTGATGTGTTTGATATAGCTGATGGTGCGATGTGGAATAACAAGATGGATAATATTTTAATCTACAACAGGCCAAACCACCAAGTAGATCCGTCAAGTGATTTGTGTGAGCTTCATTCCAAGAAAATCAGGAGGCAAAAGATAGTAGGCAGAAAGGGAACAGTCACGTTCAACTTCAACAGGAGAACAAGGCGTTTCATTTTTAGCGGAACTGATTACATGCAAAAAGCTATCGAAAATAGTGAGTTCTATAAGCCTAAATTTAATGTATTCGATCCGAGCAGAGTAGTACAAACAGAATTTAAAATAACACCCAATTACGGATATGATAACTCAAAAATTATTGCTCCAGACTTAGGAGAAGTAGATGACCAAGAACCACCATTTTAATTAAACCGTCAAAAAACCACTTAAATACTAACAGAGATATGAATTACTTAGACGGATTTTCAGGTTACGGAGGATTCCATTTAGGCTTTGAGAACGCAGGATGGAAGTTTGATACCTGTTATTTCTCAGAAATAGATAAGTATGCAATAGCTAACTACAGTTACAATTTCCCAAACTCAATTTATGCAGGATCAATCGACACTATTTGCTCTACCGGAATTATCAAAGAACTTGACCTCTTTACTTTCGGATGGCCTTGCCAGGATAACAGCATTGCTGGAAAGCGCAAAGGACAACGAGAAGGTACACGAAGCGGCTTATTGTACGAGGCAGTTAAAATCATCAACAAATTTAAACCTCGGAATTTCGTTGCTGAAAACGTACACGGGCTGCTCTCTGTCAATGAAGGAATTGACATCATTGAAAGCCTTGAAGTACTCGCCTACCTTAATGAAAGTTGTCCACAATACGACATTGAAATGCAGCTTTTTAATACACGCTGGTTTCTACCCCAAAATAGAGAGCGGTTATACTTTGTCGGACATCTTAGAGGATCAGGTAGCAGACAAGTATTTCCTTTCGGAGAAGAAGTCGGAGTTTGTATCGGATTCGGAGAGATTGAGAAAGAAACTTACAATGTTGCACTTACACAAAGGGCAAGACAGTACTCGAATTGGAACGGGACATTCATAGTAACCACAGATGGAAGAATAAGAGAGTGCACCCCTATAGAATGCGAACGCTTACAGGGATTGCCGGACAACTGGACAAAGTATGGAAAATTCAATGGACTAGTAAAGGAGTTAAGCGATGGCCGGCGTTATAAACTATGTGGCAATGGCGTTAGTGAACCAGTCGTACGAGCAATAGCTAAAGAATTGCTAAAATCACTTACCACATGACCTTTAAAGAAAAGGTCTATGCCCAACTTCATAAACTAACTCCCGGCCAGCTTTTAGATACGCACTTAATCGAAAAAGAAGAATTAAGAGAACGATTTATAAAAACAGTAAAGGAGTTTATAGATGAAGGAAACTACGACTATGAATTTACCAATGACTACCGTTACGTTAAAAAATTAGGTTTTATAGCTCCCTGCTTCTTTGCTTGGGCAGAAGAAACAAAGAAAGGACAAATTAAAAACCTAAGTACGGTAGGCTACAGATCAGAGAAATATCAGGAACTATATGTTAACGGCAAGTTGATTGCCATAAGAAATTCAAAATGATAGCACAAGCACCAGTAAAAGAAATGATAAGCCCTGAAATTTTTGTAGGGTTACATGATACCATTCAACACGACTTTAAATTGCAAAATGCCAATTGGATAGTATACGTAGTATGCAACTATTACAAGATAAGTCCGCTTAAAATATCAGAAAAAACAAACAAGCGTGAGATAGTAAAAGCAAGGCAAATAGCAATGTACTTTCTTGATAAGTATACTAAAATGAGCTTGGCAGCAATAGGTGAGAAATTAGGAGGAAAGAACCATTCAACAGTGATCTACGGTATTCAAACAGTTGAAGACCTAATTTACTCCGACAAGGATTTTAAACAACAAATAGCAGAAATTGAAAACGACTTAAAAATTATCTGATTATGGCATTGGGCACTTTATGGTTAATATTTAAACAAGATAAAATTTTAAAAAAAATGAAAGCAGAAGATAATTTACAAGCAAATAATTACCAAAGAAGCTCAATAGATTCTTTATCTCAACAATCTGAGAAAAGCTATGATGGTAGGAAAGATAAACATATACTATTAGATGAGTTAGCTTTTTTGCCACCTATTAATAAACTAAAAGTTGATTACCGACTGATAGCGTTAGATCAGGCCGGTAAACTTCCTAACCAAACATGCCAAGAACTCTTGCAGAATGCTGATAAGATTGAGAAGTGGTTATTGGAAAGGAATGTTAGCGAAGGCAGGCTTGCACATGGTATTCATAGCTAACTGTTGAAATCTCCTATTTTTGAACAATAGCCTAAATACCAAATACTTATCCCTAAATTTATACTAACAAAAACAACTTAACACCCAAAAACGATGAGAACTATTAGGAGAACCATTTTAGATGCGCTAATTCACCCTGAGTTCAAAGCAGCGGTGATAGAATATATGTCAGTAGACAACAAAGAGGAAGCAAAAGATTTAACAATCATCCTCTATTCGATGTATGCTCACATGCTTGAAGTTACACTACGTAATGTAGGTAATGAGGCAGCAAAAGCCATTAAACGTAAAGCTAACATGTCTGACATCAAAAAGATGATTGTCAACTTTGATTTACCAAATAACATCACTTATAAGTTGGGTAAACAACAAAAGCCTACCATTACAATATCTCCGTTAGGATTAATCAAAGATTGCAATTACGAAGCCGCAACTCGTTTTGGCTATCATCCAAACGAGCTTATCAATAAGATGAACATTGCGATGCTGATAGATCACGAAAATTTAGACGAGATTGTTTTCAGCAATGATAAGTTTGGCGAACTGGAAGTAAATACAACAGACAAGTACGATACTGAGCGACAATTTAAAATAACATCATCCAAGAATACAGATGAGCAAGGAAATGTAATCAGTGCCAATATTTATTTCTCAGATGATACTTTAAGCTTAGTAAAAGCTATTGAAGAACAGGAAGAATGCAAAGTAGTTCATATTAGGCGCAAGAAGTCAGCAAAGAATGATGATAGCCAACTATCTTTATGGGGAGAGCCAGTAGCAGTAGCGCAATAATTAAATAACCGTCAAAAAAACTAAACACATGAAAATTTTTAATTTTTTAAAATCAGAAGCCAAATCAGAGTTAGAAACTGATGCAATGGAAGTTGTATCAAATACATACCCTAAAGAAGTTCAGGAAATTCATAACGAATTTATGACTGCTGGTGATAAATTACTTGCATCAGCTAATAATATACTATCTAGTATAACCTTATCAAATCAAGAAAAGGCAAATAAGCTGAATGAATTTGGGTTTACATCGACGAAAGAAGTGGTAAGCCTAAATGAATTTAAAAAAGCCACTGAAGAACAAAAAAATATAAGTCAAGTAGTAAGTGATTATAAAATACTATATCCAAATTATAAGTTCGTTTCTGAAGAAATAGCAAAAAAGATTTGTGAAAAATACAACCTAGTGCTTGGTGAAGTAAGCCAATATAAGGGCTTTGTTCCAGCTAAAAACTTAACTCAAATAGAGCAGTTTTATAATTCTCATCCTGATCTTAAAAGTTGTTATTATGTGAGTTTCGGATTTGGTGACCGAAAGTTAATTACGAAAGAACATTATGAAAGTTATATTCAACTTAAAAACGATCTGAGAGGTAATGGTATAGGTAATTCTTATTATTGTATAGAAGGAACTCCAAAATTGTTCATATGCGCCCCAATTAAAGATATGGATATGAAAGGCTATAAGCAAGAGGGGCATAAGTTAATAAAAGAGATTCCTGACCCTGTAGTATTATACCCAATAGTCCATGATAACGGTGTAAGTGGATATTTGATCGTTACTGCATGGGGTGATGAGGCGAGTGATGAAATGGTAGTAAATAATGCTCTTAATTAAATTATAACCGCTAAAAACCAAAAAAACATGAAACCACAAGAAATGATAAATTGGTATTTAGATCAAAAAGCCAAAGAATGGCAATATAATGATGGTGTGTTTCGAAATGAAGATGTGATTATGCTTATGATAATGTATAAGAATCAAGAGATTGAAAAACTTGAACATGGCATCAATTCAGCACCCAAAAACACTTAAATTATTCATCTCTATCATATATTTCTAACAATGAAGCCCTGCCAAAAGCGGGGTTTTTTATTATCTACTTTTATAAAAAAATCAAGTAGTAATTATGGAAAATACAGAACAAGGAACACAAGCTCCAGAAAGCACACCCCCAGTTGTTGAAACTCAGGCAGCAATCGAGACACAACAACCAGAACAAGCACCATTAAACGAACCAGTAGTTCATAACGAAGCTTCGGTATCAAAAGAAAAAGCAGCTACAGCAGAAGTGTATGTTATCACTGAAAGCGATATTGAAAACCACCCTGAACTTAAAGATCAAGGCGTTGAAGCAGGAAGCGTAGTTGCGCCGCAAAGTCTTTGGGTTTATATCGGCAAAGCTGGATTCCCAACTATTTAATAGCACTCAAACTCTCCATTATATATTAAAAGCACGTAACCGATTGGCACGTGCTTTTTTATTACAACAAAAAAGCCGCTTTTTACAGCGGCCTTTCCCCTAATTAAACATAAATCAACCTATTAAAAAACCAATTTAGGTGTTTGCGGCAGTAGTCAATGCAGTTGCCGCTTCTGATACATACAACCTTCCTGACTTTAACGCATTGTCTTTGTTGTAAAGAACCTCAATACGCGTGTTAGCATTTGCAACACTGGTGTCAGGAATAAACTGAAAGCAATTTTTAACTGCAAGCTGACGGGCAACACCCGCTACTGCATTTCCGTCTAAATCCTGATAAACTGTAACCTGAATAAAATTCGCCATGACTTTTTACTTTTTAAAGTGATTAATCTACACCAAATGTAGTGCTCAAAATCACGTGTTTTTAAGGGGTAATTTTGGTATAGACAGAGCGAAATTATATGAATTGCATTAACGGACAATTAGTAGTACAGTTTGATACATCACATAATAAAGTAGTTGGCAAAGGATTTAATGGAATAGACATTATCAGACCTGATATGTGGCTATACTCGCATGGTGACGCTGAAACTCACACAAAGTTTGACGAGAACCATAATAAGCTTGAAACAGACCCCCAAATATGTACTGTAATCCATGCCAATAGTAAATACCCATACAAGGTTGGTGATAGATTATTTGTGCATTACATGGCCTATGAGACAGCAGAAAAGCATGACGATGGCTATTGGATAGATGCCTATTTCGTATTCTTTACCATTGAGCAAGACGGGAAAATTAAGCCAGTAAAAGACTTATATCTAGCCGAACCTGTATTTGAACAGGAGAAAGTAACTGATGGTGGTATCATCATTCAAGGCGGCAAGAAAGATAATCTACGTCTTAAAATAGTTGTTGTGCCTGAAAATAACGTGTTTGATGTTGGTGATACTGTTTTAAGCATTGATAAGAATAACTATACAATCAAATATCAGGATAAGGAATATGTGAAGATCATGGAACATGAGATTGTAGGTAAAATTTTAGACAAAGCTTCCTGATTATGCCACGCAAAAAAGGTTTTTGGATAAAAAAAAGCGGTTTTATTGCTGTAGATATTTCTGAATCACCGAAAGAAAAGGCAGACTTCAATAAAATCAGAAAGCCGCGTGAAAAACGTCTGATTACACAAGGTAAGTCAGTAAAGTATATCAAAGCGGTAATTATCCCGGAACTGTGGCGTAAAATAGAAAATCAACAGGCTTATGTGAGGTTTTTCAAACGCCGAATCCATAAGCTTGAACCGCAGGCAAATGCGCTTGTACGAGAAATACGGCGCAATTATGCCAAAAAGTTAGTCGAGGAAAAGAAAAAGCTAACTATCGAAAAGCGGAAGTATAAAAGCACTATCTATTCTCAGGCTAAAGTTATAGCGGAACAGATATACAAGAAACAGGTAAGGAGTGTAAGGTCGGCAGATGTATCTATAGCGGCAGGTATAAGCTCTTTCTATGTTTTACAGAGTATAACTGAAAAGTACGGATTGGAGCAGATATGTGTAGAGGTCTTGTTGATTATGCGCCATTATCAAATGTTTAGGGCTGATAATGGCGCTGATTGGGGGATAACAAGGTTCAGAGCAGATAGAGGGCTGAAACTATTGCTTAAAGATGGATATGTGGAGCGGTTTAAAAAAGGTGTTTACGTCTACTATACGATGAGTGTAAAAGGCCAGCAATTATATGACGCTTACAAAAAAGAGTTTAAGGCTAAAGGAGTGATTAAAGAAAAGTTAAAGTATGGAGAAACCAAACTTAGATAATCTGCCAAAAGAAGTGCAGGAATACATTGAGTGGGCACATGGTGCTTTGAATGGTGCCAGTAGTCTACTTGTAGAGCTTAATCTAATTAGCGATGGCTATGCTCAAGATTTAATCAAGATCAGGACTGGTAAAGCCGGGGAGAACGGTAAAAACCTTAACTATATCAAGTCAGACAAAAACGATACTATATTCACCCGCGTAATGGTGCTTTTTGATAAGAGTGACAAGCTGTTAAATATTGAAAGAACTACCAAAGGCATATCAAATACCGAAACTACAGTTAAAGAAACTACTGTAACCACCAAGACTGAAATCAAAGAGCACCGCAACCCATTTGAGGAGGCAAGCGAAAATTTCAAGAAGAAAAATGCCGCCAAAGCCTAAATATAAAGAAGGACAAATCCTCACGATAGAAGTTCAGGGACTTACGTATGTATGTCCCCCTATTCCTGCTTTAAATACAATTCGGGGGTATGATTTACCGGTTAAAGATCAGGTATGGTCAAGGCGAACAGAACATGAGCAGTGGGATTGGAATACTGACCCTAAGAAAGGTGATTGTTGGTGGGATATTGCTGATAATAACCAACGCCAATGGTTTGAGGAAGAAATTGAAAGATTGCACACCGGAGATTGGATAATGATTAATGGAGTTCCTACCTACTTCAATAACTATTGTTACTTCTTCCATCAATGGCATACCCTACAAGAAGGCATACAACCAATTTATAAGGAAACTTCCCTTGAGTACATGCGGTTTTTTGAGATATGCGAGAAAGACCAATTCTGTTTAGGCGATTGTGGTATTAAAGGTAGACGTTTGGGCTTGTCCTCTATGTCTGCATCCAATAAATTATTGATCGCTATACTGGAATCCAATACATTACAGGGTATTGTTTCAAAAACAGGTACGGATGCGCAGGAGATGTATTTCTTCGTGAAGCACTCCCTTGAAAATCTGCCTGAATTTTTGATGCCGGACTTAAACAAGGTTACGGAATCTGAAATACATATTGCAAAACCATCCCAAAAGATCACTAAGAATAATACAAAGGCCAGTGGCGATAAGGGTAAGAATAACCGTGTAAACTGGCTTGATACTTCCGAGAATGCTTATGACGGAAGACGGGTAAGGCACGTAACTATTGATGAGGCTGGAAAATGGAAGAAATATAACGTTCAAAAGTGTTTAACCCGCATCAGCGACACATTGGTTGTTGGTGCTATGATCGGTGGTCACGTTTCGTTGTTTACCACAGTCAACAAAGGTGATGAAGGTGGTGATAACTTCAGGGCAATATGGGACAATTCAGACCATATAAACGGCAAAAAAGATCGCTTTGGGAGAACAGTAAGTAAATTGAAAAGGTTCTTTATACCGGCTTATAAAGGCTTTTTGGGCTACGTCGGTAAATACGGTGAATCAATCATTGAAAATCCAACTAAAGAGCAGACAGAATATCTTAAAACATTTATAGACCCATCTACTGGTTTACCTTGTCCTGACCCATATATCGGTGCGAAAACTTATCTGGAAGAAAACCGAAAGATGTTAGAGAATGATGCCGAAATGCTATTGGAGGAGATTTTAAAAAATCCTTTCACATGGCAAGAGGTATTCAAAGGAGCTAATAACAGGTGTAACTTCAAATTAGATGAGCTTAACGCTCAAATTGCAATTATTGAGGAAGAATGCCGGAAATTAGGTCAAAAGGAAAATGGCCGTAGAATGTCTTTTAAGAAAAAAGACAGCGGTGAGAAGGTTCCAGTTGATGATCCGAACGGCATGTGGTACATCCTCAAGCTAATCGATCAGCCAAATCAAAATAAGTATCATGGCAGTATTAAATATCCTACAAATGGGGTGTTTGGCGCGGCAGGTTTAGATACGTATGCTAATGCTAAGGCCACAGTAGATCCCGGTTCTGATGCTTGCTGTATTATCCACCAACGATATGATGCGTTAGACCCTGAAAACTCCAACATGCCAGTGGCTATGTTCTTGGGAAGGCCGGATAAAAAGCGCGACTTCCACGATCAGGTATTTTGGGGACTTGAATACTATGGAATTAAATTATTAGCAGAACGCTCACCTACTGATTGGGAGGATTACGCAGTAGAAAACAGGCTTGCTTCTGAATTGGATGCCCCTAAGAAAGTTGGCTACCTGATTACCAGTAAACGTGCGAATGGTTCCGAAGTGTACGGCATAGCACCACAGGATAAAGAAGCAAGAGAGCAGCACCTTACTGAAATGAAGGAATATGCTTTAATCAATATGCACAAGATAAAATTCCTGCGCCTGCTGAAAGAAATGGTAAAGTTTGATATAGATGAGCGTACCGACTATGACGCTTGCATGGCATGGGGTTATTCACTAATGGGATTAAAGGAATGGAAGCAGTCAGAAAAGGTAGAAACCAAAGTTTTGACGTTTTTAAAGCTCAAAAAAAGCAACGCTTATAATAGATAAGTTTGTTAAAAAAGTAAGTATGCTCACAGGTACATCAACAATGCCAAACCCTCTATTGCCGGACGATCAAAAGGACTTGCCTTCATTTGGTCTTAAACTTATGACCGGGGCATACAACAAGTGGAATACAGGGTATAATGGCGAAACACGTTCAGGACGTAAGGCGAGATTTGACTATAACAGGGCTTTCGCTATGGGTAAACAGCCTATGGATGAATATAAAGACCGCCTTGACCTTGACGGGGAATTATCTGTAGTGAATCTTGACTACTCACCACTTCCTATAGCTATTCCTTTTTTAAACAGGCTAAAAGATCGGTATAACCAACGGATAGAGAAAATATCCTGTAACTCAATAGACCCATACGTCACAGATAAAAAGAAAAAGGCTAAAGATAATGCCTTGTTCAAATTGCGCGAGAAATTGCGAATTATGCAATTGCAGCAACAATCTGGTGTTCCTATTGAGAATTTTAGTGATAACGACCCGCAAAGTGAGGAAGAAGTTAACGTAGAGTTTGGCTATAACTACAAGGAAGAAGAAGAAATAATGATGCAGGAGTTAATTACGCTTGTCATGTATGAAAATGACTTTGACGGTGTAATTAAAGACCGCCTAATGGACGATCTTATTAATTGTGGATATGCAGGTGTAAAAGTATTTATCGACGCTACAGGGCGTATTAAAATTCGCTTTATCAAGCCTGAAAATCTAATTACTTCTTATACAGAATGGAATGACTTTAGGGACTGGCAATGGATAGGCGAAGCATTCTATATGTCTATTGCCGATATACGCCTCAAATATCCGGGAAAAGTAAGCGAAGAAAAGCTATTTGAATTGGCGCAAAATGCTAAAGGTAAGTTTGGTAATCCTGCTGACTTTAGTTATGGATGGGATGCCGCCTATACTACAGCATTAGCAAGGCCATACGATAGCTGGCGCGTTGAAGTTATTGAATTGGACTTTAAAACGCTTTATAACCTGAAATACAAAGTAGGGCAAGATAGGTTCGGTAAGGAAACGTTAGACCGTATATCCCGCGTTACTGACCCTGAAAAGACCCTGCAAAGCAATCCATATTACGTTCAGTACACGGGCGTTATGATCGCTGAGACTGAATATGTTTTAGAATGGGGCTTATCTAAAAATATGATTAAGCCCTCACAGAACTTGCAGGAAATCTATTCATCATACGCTGTCTATATGTATGGTAACAATCAAATGGTAAATACGCCATTGATTGAAACTATGATACCTACCATTAAGATGATGCAGCTTATTGACCTGCAACAGCAGAAAATAATTGCAGCTGCTATGCCGGATGGTTATGATGTGGATATTTCTACTATGTCGGATGTAGATATAGGTTTAGGAGAAGGTACATTATCCCCTTATGACCTGTATAAGATTAAAAAGCAAACAGGTATCGGCTTTTATAAGCGTTTAGAGGATGACGGAAAAGGTCAGCGCAGGGAACCTATTACCGCTAACAATGTACCATTTTCCGGTAAGCTGGAACAGTTGATGGCGAAATGGAATCAGGGATGGGACACACTCTATCGTATTATCGGCAGCAATAGCCTTGACGCAGGAGAAATCAGGAATCAAGGAACGGGCGCACAAGTGCTACATGATGCACAAAAAATGGGCGAAAGTGCGTCAAATTACATTTACAACTCTTACATCAATATTAAGCAGAGAGCCGCTAAATTAGTTCAACTAAGAGGTTGGGATATACTGGTATTTGGTAAAACAAACTCTTACGATGGCTACCGTAGAGCGTTAGGAGCAAACAATATTGAATATATTAAAATCAATGCTACTGACGACTTTGAAAAGACAAACTTCGATGTGCTGATAAAGGTAGTTAATGATGATAGCGAGCAACAGTTTTTAGAGCAGAATATCGCACAAGCATTATCTCAAAACGAAATCCAGCTAAACGATGCTATTGATGTAAGGCGATTAGCTGAAATAGATGTGGTGTATGCTTCGTACATGCTTGCAGCACGTATTAACAGGCGCAAAAAGGAATTAGAGCAACAAGCAAGACAAAATTCAATAGACAATACTCAGTCAGCTATTGCAGCAGCCAAAGCCAAATCAGATGGTGAAATGCAACTGGAGCAGTTAAAGGCTGATAATAAGGCTAAAGAAATGGCCGCACAGCTTGAAAATAGTAAGGAAATTGAAATTCTGAAATTTGTAGGTATTGCCAAAGCTAAGATCATTGAGGGCATATTGAATGACCCTACTAAAACATGGAAAGACATACCGCAATTTGTTTGGGACGGGTTAGGAATAGTAGACCAAACCCAAAAACAAATAATGGTCAATGCCATTCATGAAATGCAAGACCAAGAAGCAGCAGAGGCACAAGCACAGCAACAAGCACAATTACAGGCTGAACAACAACAGCAACAGCCGCCACCACAAGAACAACAAGCAGCTTAATAGTAGTTTCATATAGTTTTAGTTTGCGTTTTTAGCCCCCAAACAGCGAGTGTAAGGGGGCTTTTTTATGGAAAATAGTGGCTCAAAATCAAATCAATCCAATACATATTTTTGACATATGCCAGACGGAAATAAATCATCAGGAGCATTAACGCCGGAACAGAAAACAAACTGGAATAAGTTTGTAGATTTTGTTGCTGCGCAAAAAATGGCTAACAATCCAATGTTGGATAGACGCGATAAACGAGTAGGTATGATGTTACTTAATAAGTACAACATGGCCTATCCTCAGTATCAGGTTAGTCCTGATTTTATACCACACGTTCAGCAGGATTTGCACGACTACCGTGACCAATTGGTGGCGAACTGGAAAGCAGGTAAAGCGCAGGTAGACGGTGTAAAAAGTGAGGCTGATATTATGCCGGGGCTGTCTCCTGTTGATGGGTGGCCGGGAAGTAAAACATTAAGTCACAAGTTCCCTGTAGCGGTTGTGGTAGACCCTAAAACCAATGCTGTAGTAAAGGATTATGGGACAGATATACAGGCGTTTGATAATCGTAATAGTAAATAGAGAAAATTAACATAAAGGACAATTTAAAGAGAAAATTATGTCAGGATATATGGGAATGCCCGAAGCACCGGTCGAGCAGCAAACCGAAGCACCAGTAGTCGAAACACCTGTTGTAGAAACGCCAGTAGTTGAAACTCCGGCAGCTACAGTGGAAACACCTGTTGTTGAGCCGCCAGCAGCAGCACAAGAGCCACAGGTTATTGAAAAGGTGGTCGAAAAGATTGTAGAGAAGTACCCGGAGCTTAACGATGATCAGAAATGGCTATTGGAGGCTATTCAGAACGACAAAGAGGATGATATTTATAGCTATCTCAGCGAGCGTAAAAAGGACTATAAGACAATGGCTGCATTGGATGTAGTTAGAGAAGCGTTGCGGAAGGATAACCCTTCTTGGAGTAAAGATGAGATCGAGCTTGAAGTACGCTTTAAATATGGCAATAACCTTGAAAAAGTAGATTTATCAACTATTGATAAGGATTTACAGCCAAAAGAGTTTGAAGATGCGGTAAGGCATAACGCCGAAGTTGAACGCAATGAAATGGCGTTGAATAGGGATGCGAGGGATGCCCGTATTAAGCTATCAGAATTGCAGAAAACCATAAAATTACCCAAAATAAAGCAGGAAGAACCCGCTCCTGTACAAGCCAATCAACCCACTCCGGAACAGGTTGAGGAAGCGAAAAAGAAGTGGGAAGCAGCAATTGATACCGAAGTCGTAAAGTTAGCCGATCTAAAGTTCAATGTTGGTGATGATAAGAACCCCGAGGAAGTGGTTTTTAAAATGACCGATGATGATAGAAAGGCGCGTGTTGAAGCAATGAAGGGATGGACTGGAGATCAATTTATGACGCAAAGAGGATGGAAAAATGAAGATGGAACTTTGAATGTCTTGAAGATTGCCGAGGATGTGCATACTTTGGAGAACCTTAGTAAAATCGTTAAATCCGTCTATAGTCAAGCTGCGGTTGCCGCTACCAAAGGCGTAATTGCCAAAGAGATCAAGAACATTGATTTTGAAGGTGAAAGATCGCAAGGTACACAAGGTACACCTGCCGATGTTGGGGCATTATTATGGGGTTAAACTAATCCAAACAATTAAAATTTTAGAAAATGTCAATCACAACACCAAACGCCACACCGGCGAATTATACCGATTCTTCCGTAACCCGTTACGGTTTGATCTCAGGGTTGAACATTGTAACCGTTCACCCTTATGATAAGTTTATCGAAACCCGCAATTTCGTGCCATACGTGATGGTTAATGAGCTTGCAGGTAATATTGAGAAGTCACCAAACAAAGCATTTTTGTGGTATCAGAACAGGGGCTCATTCTTGGGCTTTGTGACTTCATCAAGTGCGGTATCAGTAGCCAACGGCGCATCTGCTACTATTACCGTAGGTGCAGGTGGTTATTCTCAGAGTGGTACTAAATCATTGCCTGCATTAGGAATGATCTTCCGCAACTCCCGTACAGGCGTTGACGGTCGTGTAAGTGCTGTTCCTAATACATCTACACCAAATGCGCATACCTTCGTGTTAACTCCGCTTAACACAGGAGAAAATGTATCAACACTTGCAGGTGATGAGTTGTTAGGTCGTGGCTTCCTTTACTTAGGTGAGCAGTCAGACAAAACACAAACTGTTATCCGCGATATTGACAAATACACCAACTACTGTACCGAAATCCGTAAAGATACTACCATTGGTGATTTGTCTGCTGCTGAAAAGATCGATTTTCAGGTTAACGGCCAGTACTCATATACCTACAAACAAAAGCAGGACGATGACTTAGCATTGCTTTTAGAGCGCGAATACCTGATTATGGAAGGTACTCAGGCAAATAACCTGCCTTACGCTGAGGAAGGCACTAACGGTGTAATTAAGCAAGTTCAGGCTAACGGTGTGAATGGTACTTATAATACTTGGGGCGTAACTACCACTTTTGCTCAATTAGAGCGTGCTTTAAGCTCTATTGGTGCGCCTAAAGAGTATGACGTACTGTCTGACAACCAATCTTACATTGAGATGCAGAACTCAATTTTTACCGAAATTAACAACGGGGCAATTGTTTATGCTGACAATGCAGGTAAAAGAGGTGGTATAGATATTTCAAGGGACTTCGATTCGTTGAAAATCTACAAACGTAAGTACAACTTCACCAACTACCAGTTGTTTGATGAGCAAGCGATGTACAGTTCATCAGGTTTGGGTAAACGCTACCGTTTCTCTTTATTCATTCCTCAAGGTAAAACTTCAGGAGTAAATGAAAGCGGTACTACCGTGACCGTTCCGCGTTTCACTATCATGTATCAAACTCCATTTGGCGGTAACAAATGGCACATGGCTGAAAACGGTTTGTTCGCTGATAGACCTACTTCAACCAAAGCTGAGAAAGTAATGACTACTATCGGCTATTGGGGTGTAAGAGTTGCAGGCGCACAACAGTACGCAATCATGCAAGGTGTGTAATAATTAAATTTAAAAGCCCGATACTTAGTTGTCGGGCTTATTTTATCTTATATCAATTAAAATTTTATGGCAGAAGCAGAAGAAAAAACAACAAAACGCGGCAATCCAAACTTTGGTAATAAGTTGGGAAAGAAAGCTGCAAGTAAATGGGATCATAAAAAAAGATACCATTTCCAGTTAATTAATACCTATGAAAGTGCAAAACCGAGAGATTTAAAGACAGGCCAAATGCTTGACAACCCTTTTCCTCCTGTTTATATCGCACTTAATGAGGGCGTGGGTTACAATGAAGAACGCGGAGAGGTTGAAAATTGGCGTTATGTGTACGGCTATAGCTCAATATGGGTTAAAGATCAGGTAAGCCCTGAGCCTACTAAACAACAGCTTGAAAATCCACAAAACCATATTATTTTCAGAAACGGTTCATTAAGGGTAAATGGAAATAATACCGCTTTGCTTGATGCGTTGACCGTTCAGGATGTGTTCAAAGGCGTAAAAGAGCCTATTAACGAAACTCCGGCTATATTTTACCTCGTTAATGAGGATGAGCAAAGACAAAAAATGCGTACCGATGCAGATAAGGCATTTGAGGCAGAAAAGGCAGCACGTGAATGCGATTTGGCAGACATGTTGCCTGTAGCTATGTTCTTCGGTATTGATGTTCAAAACCCTGAAGAAGATGAGGACAGAATACGTACCGAGTTTATCTTTAAGGCTAAACAATTCCCTGACGCTTTCTTAAAGCAGTTTGTGAACCCATTAAATAAGTACAAGTTCAACTTCGCGATGGCTTTACGCGATAATACCATTTCCGCTTCGGTTTATCCCGGCAAAATTGTGCTTACAGATACTAACAAAGTAATATGCGATGTAAAGGAAGGTGACGCAGCCGAACAGTTAGCCTCTATGGTAATCCAAGGCGACAGAGCGGTAGTAAGTTTATATGAGCAGTTAGAAAAATTAGCTCTGGCGGAATAAGTTTTTCTCTGTCCATAATGTGAGGGGGTTTCAGCGTGACGCTGGCCCCCTTTTTTATGCCCTAAAATACAGGCTGTTTATTGGGGATATTTGATGTATGGCAACGATAGACGAATGCTTTAAACTGGTCAAATACAGGGCAACTAAAGGCGGTTATTTGGGTACAATCAGCCCAGATGACTTTAATTTGCTTTGGCCTCGTGCTGAAATGAGGTATTTCAACAGCCAGTATAAGCTATACGGAAGCACTGAAAAGATTAATGATACCGTTGCTAAAGTAAAGTCAGACCCTACGCCAATAACCATTGACACTAATGGTCTTTACGCTTTTCCGGCAGACCTCCTTCACGTTGATTCCATTACACACGTGCATGATGGAATAGAGGTGGAAGTAACAGAAGTGGAAGATGACAGAAAAGCTAATCATTTATCAAGTGCCTATGATGCCCCTGACGCTGAATTTCCAATTTATATCAGGTATTCGACTACGCTAAAGTTTTATCCTGTCACTTTGGGGGATGCAATTTTAGTTTATCTAAAAAAACCTACACCCTCAAAATGGGCATACACACTGGTAGGTAACAGGCCGGTATATGATGCCGGAAATTCTGTGCAGCCAGTATGGAGTGATACAGATATAGATCAAATCTGCTATTTAATGCTGACTGATTTGGGTGTGAACTTCCGCGATTCGGAACTGGAAAACTTTGCTATTACTCAAGAAAAACTTAACGCATGACAACTACCTACAGAGTACAGGCCGAGAAAATATTGACCACTTTCTATAGGGGGCAGAGGTCAGATGATAGCAACTTTTCATTAAAGCATGTAGCGCAACTTATATCTGAGGAATGGGCGGCTATTGCGCGACAAAATGCCTTTGAGAATAGCAATGCGGGTGAAACTACGTACGCTAACGATACATTCATTGCTACTTTTAAAAATATCGCCGTACAAACCGATGATCTGACGGGTGATACATATATCCAACTTCCGGCTATTCCAACCGCTTTACCATCAAATCAGGAAGTACAAAAGATAATTCCTATACTCAATGGTAAGGTTATTCCAAAGAAGCAAATCGTACTTATGCCAAACAGGGCAAAGTTCGCGCAGGATATGTTGCCGCCTGTAAGGGGATTTGTAACTGCTTATATAGAAGATACTAAAATAGTATTTGACAATACCATTGAATATAACTTTTCAGCAGTAAACATCAATCTTATTGGCGCAATGCCTGACGGAGCTTTGTTAGATACCGTCTTGCAGTTGCCGAAAAACTACGAGGCTTTATTATCAGAAAAGGTAATTGCGAGATTGATGTCAACAGCTAACAGACAGAGAGATACATTAAATGACGAAGTAAGCATACCATCATAATGCAGACAACGATAAAGAAAATAGTGGCACAGTTTATTTCTTCAAGTGATTTGTCCCAAAATCAGTTTGTAAGGCTTTATAATCTTGCTGTTAGAGGCGTAGAGAATGAATTTAACCTTGATATATGCGGGACATTTAAGACCGAACTACTGAATGTTGAAGATAATAAAACTGTGTTCCTGCCAGATGATTACATCAACTACAGTAAAATAGGAATTATCAATAACGCAGGCGAGTTTGTGACTTTAAAGCGCAATAACCAATTAGCTAAAAGACATGCTGTTTTTTATGATGAGGCTAATGCAAATGTAAGTATCCCCACTATTAATAGTATTGGTCTTGATGGTCAGAACGGATATTACGGAGGTTATAACCTGTCATATTACTTTAACTATTTCTATTCAGGCACCAGTTATAATCTATATGGCCTGCCAAGCGGAACAGCTTCAATTGGAGAATACACAATAGATGTAAAGACAGAGACTATTGTATTAAATCCAGACTTCCAGTACTCACAAATATTATTAGAATACCTTTCAAGCGGATTTGATGAGGATGCAGAAGATTATACCATAGATAGCAGAGCTGCCGAAGCAATGTTAGCATGGATCAGGTGGCAAAACTCTATTGACCAGATCAAGAAATATCCGGCAGGTGTAGTAGCTGAATATGAGCGTCGATACTATAATGAAAAGCGCAAAGCTAAAAGCCGAATCAATCCATTTAACCTGTCAGACTTTAACGAAGCGATTAGAAGTGCAACTAACCTAACCCCTAAAGCATAATGCAGGCAGACGATTTAAAACAATTTACCGGGGGAATGGATATGAACAGCGCACCTGAATTGGTTGCGCTGAACGACTATTTAAAAGCAGTTAACCTACGTAATACCGGAACATCTGAGGGTGAAGAAGGATATAATACCAACATAGAAGGAACAACGCTTATACCATACACCCAACGGCAGGGATTAAATAAATGTGTTGGCTGTAATGCCTTTGAATCTATTCGTCAGGCTGTTGCCTTTATCTATAATTCAGCAGGATTTCATCAAATACTATTGTATGATTACGACACTAATATCGTAACACCAATCTATACTGATAAAACCAATAGTGGCGGTATATCACTGCTTACTTTAGACCCACAGGAGTACGTTCAAATAAGGCTGATAAACGACACTTTTATTGCGTGGGTAAGCGGAACATCGCCAGTTGGGTTTACTAACCTAATAAGCCTTAAAAATGGGGTATATGGAACTGTTACAGCAGAGGACTTCTCTTTGATTAAACCTCAGAACCTTACACCAATATCAGCAGGCTATTTAAGTGATACAGGCAAAGCATCCAACTTTGTTAAGGGTAAGCTATTCCAGTTTACTTCTCAGTATGTTGGCATGGATTACACCTATTCTGCATGGGGTACATGGTCAAAGCGTATAGTTCCAGATCAAGAGAGTACGCCAACGGTAGGTACGGATGTGACGCAAAATAATTGCATAAAAGTATCTGTAAATATTGGCAGCGAAAGAGTGCAAACTATTAATATAGCTGCGAGGTACGGCACCTTTGACTTTAATATTATCAAGAGCGTTGACAGGTCTTATGTAACTGGACTTACTAATACATTAATTGATATATCGCAAGAGATTTATGAGGCTTATGACCCTACAACCAATATCTATACTTTCCTTTTTTACAACGAAAGTATTAATATACCCGTAGCGGCTACAGAAACAGATCAACCTTATGACTATGTGCCATTGTATGCGAATGCAATAGAGCGTATTAATAACAATATTATTGCATTGGGTGGTTTAGGCGTTGGTTTCGACAGGCCAACTACGCAAGCAACGATAAAGCCAATAGGTTACGACCCTAATATTACAGTTCCGCTAAATCCTAATGGTAACCCTGTTTATGTTGACTACAGCTTTGCCGGTTCTAGCGGAAGCGGATTAGGTAATCATAAAAGGTTAATCATTGTACAATATGGTGGCAGTCCTCAGACTGGTGATGTATTGACTATAGTGTTAGCCGACATTAGGAACGCACAGAATACGTTAACATATACTTACACCGTCCCATCATCACAGAATGGCGACTTGTATAATGCGGTATTATCTTTCGGTGAAACAATTCCCGGATCATCTGTTTATACTGCCCCCGGTTCTGTAGGTATAAAGATTGTAGGACAGCCTTATTTTGGTCTCCAATCCGCGCCAGTTACATTGTATAACGCAGGTGCGACAGTAAGTCGTTCTATTCATTCGTTTTTAGATAATTCTAGTTATCAAGCAGCTTTATCGTATCGTGACCAATACGGCAGGTTCTTCCCGTTATGCACTGATAATAGCTTTATCATTAATACACCGTCATACGCGCAGTTAAATGGTCAGGCACTTAAATTGTCATGGCAGTTAGCATCAGCAGCAGCCCCTGAAGGTGCAGTAGATTATCAATGGCTAATTACGGAAAATAAGACAACTGATAAGATACTAGATGTATTGGGTAATGTGGTTAATTATATCGGAAGTTGGAACGCAGGAACCAATTCTCCGACTTTAGCCCCCAATGCAGGAACAGTAGGTGACGCATATCAAATTACAACACCAAGCCTTTCTAATAGTACTATTAATTTAGGTAATGGGGTTCAGCAGTACAATACAGGTGATTATGTTGTATTCAATGGCAAATCATGGGATATAGTACCCAAAGAGTTTGGTGATTTAACACCAAGCGGAAACATTATTGCTATTAAGATTAATCCGCTTTACCTGTTTAACCAAAAGTACACCAATGCCGGGGCAAATACTGTACTTACGTATAGCTACTCAGATGGCGATAGATGCACATTCCATTATTATTTAACAGGATCAACACCAACATACCTGAATAACCCTTGTATCGATATTGAAGTATTAGGGTATAACTTAGGTTCATACTTAGTGAAGGTTGAAAAATCATCTTCGATTGATATGACTACTATAGCAGGGAAAGACGTATTCCTGCGGTTATACTCGCCAAAACAACAAGTTCAGACGGCATCAACATCCCAAAATAGTACAGTATGGTATGAGATCGGTGAAAGATTTACCATTACTAACGGGATGCACGATGTAATGAGTGGTATGATTACTGACGGGGATGTTTATTACAAAACAAGACAGTATTCAGGTGCCGTAGACCCAAATTCAGCTTATGAAGTATTGGCTACTGACTTTAATTTTTCGGACTTCTACCCTTCAGCATTTAATTCTTATGGCCGACCACGAAGTTATTATGATGAATTAGAGACAACGCAATTAAAAGCCAGTATTATACCTAGTGAAAGTTACGTAGTTGGCAGTAAGAATAACGGATTAACCAAGTTCTATAAGGCTAACTTATATGGTGATGGTGACGGTCAGACTTCATCAAGTTTTGAATCTATACAAATACTTTGGCAGCGCAATGAATACTTAATCGTTATTCAGGAACTAAAAGTAGGCTATATACCAGTTAATATCTCGATTATTGAGGATAACACCGAGCAGCAACAAGTGGCTATATCCGAAAAGCTATTTAACAACGTAAGATATAATCAAAGTGGCAATATAGGTATCGGCAAGGCTAAAGAAAGCTTCTGTTATTACAACAACAACGGGTATTTCGTTGACCCAAATAGAAGTGAGCCAATACGTGTAGGGCTGGATGGTGTGTTGCCTATTAGTGGCAAAATGAGCAAGTTTTTCAAAGCCACACTACAAGCAGCTTACGCATCAGGCAAAAAGATTATTGGCTACTACGATGCTTATTATAACGAGTTTGTATTATCTATAGAGCAGGCAGGCGGTTCTTTCTTAACTGTAACTTTTGACACATCTGGATGGAATATTTATGACAATTATAGTATAGCCGGAACAGATGTAACAAATATCACAGACGGAGCCAATACTACGCATACTTATGATAGTTCAACAGGAGAAGTAACATTTAATCCAAGTGCCAACTTTACAGGGAATAATGTTGCAACTTTCAGCTTTAATACGACAGGCGGTGTAGTAACTAAGAATTTATGTTTGAATTGGACAGCAGGCAACACCAATGTTAACCCATTCTCCTTTGTAGATGCTGTTAACCAACCATTGAATACAGAAATACAATCAAAAACCATTTCCGTAACTGGAAATGATATAGCTGTTCCTATTTCAATTGTCGGCGGTCAATACTCAATAAATGGTGGCACATTCACAAGTATTGCAGGAACCGTAAATCCCAATGATGTTGTACAAGTAGAGGTATTGAGCAGTAGCATCTATGAGGTGCAAACTGGATGTACGCTCACTATCAGCAACCAAAGTGCATCATTCCATGTAACCACAATGGGAACGCAAAACGTCAATCCGTTTAGCTTTACTGACAAAAACAATCAGGAACTAAGCACGGAAGTTACTTCAGATCAAATCACCGTAAGCGGTAATACTTCTCCTGCGCCAATATCAATAACAGGTGGTGAGTACAGCATTAATGGCGGCGTATTTACATCCACAGCAGGTACAGTGAATGCAGGTGATAATGTCATTGTAAGGGTATTAACTTCTTCAGCGTATAACACTGTAACCAGTTGTACACTGACTATTTCAAACCAGTCTGCAACATTCAATGCGAGGACTAAAATATCACTCGCTGACTTTGACTACATGGTATTACGCTATGTATGGCATACAGGGTCAGGTGTTGACTTAGATACCTTTACAGGTTTTGAAAATACCGGAACAGCTTATGATGGTGATCCAAACAGCCGTACTAATTGGGTAGGTTATAATCAGAACCCTACGCCACCTGCAACAACAGGTACGCCACCTGATAACCGTATCATTCCACAAGGATCAGCTACGCCTTATCTGAATTGGGGTACAGACAATACTACTGGAGACGGAGTTGAAGCAATACTTGTGGATATAAAACAGTTCAATACAGACTTCCCGGCAGTGGCAAACCCTGTACAAGTTAGAATGAACGCAGTTTGGTATCAGTCTTTAGGAACAGGAAGTATTTCAGTAGAGGTAACAACCTACAAGGGCGGTACAATGTCATTGGTAGGTACTGATTTTGTAAACAGCGGCGGTACGCAGGTAGATGATATTACGTTACCGGTAACGCTTACTAAACAAAGCACATCATCACTGATAGCCAATTCACAGGATATAGCCGTAATGGGTTATGATAAGTCAACAAATACAGCTTCATTAACATTAAAATAATGTCTTATACCGAATTACAAAACAGCCCGATTATTATTGATCTGAAGCAAGCAGCTAAAGACACAGGATGGAGTGTTGACGGTACATACGCTATCCATGAAAGTTGTAATGCCGGAACTATTCACCTGACATCATTTACTCCTGTTGCCGGAACATTGTATAATATCACCTATAATGTAATTAGCATTTCCAGCGGTAATGTACGTTGCTCTATAGGCGCAAACAATGGACAAACAATCACCACAGCAGGGCTTGTGTCAGATACGATAACCGCAGACGGTGGGCAGTTGACATTTTATTCCAATGCAGCCTGCAAGATAGCCTTATTCAATATTCAGGCGCAAATACCCGCACCGGACAATGACGCTCAAAATACCATTGTCTATTCCGCTAAAAGCAATAAATGGTCAGACTTTAGAACCTTTGTACCTGATTACGGATTCTCATTATTCACTAACACCTACTTGTTTAGTAATGGTGCCTTATACGGCCAGCTAAACGGCGGTAACAGCCGTAATAACTTCTTTGGGAGCCAGTACCAGTCTAAGTTAAAGTTTGTATATAATAAACAACCTGTAAGCGTTAAAACATTCAATAGTATTGTACTTCAGGCTAACGAACTTTTAATCACCACTACAGACGGTATTTCTACTTCTTTAGGGCAGGTATCAGAATTGATCGATACTGACTTTTTAAAGGATGTCCTAACAGATGGAACCACTATCGTAAACGTGTATGCCAAAGAAGGTATCTATTCAGCAGGGTTTTTAAGAGACAAAAATGAAGACCTGATTAATGGGGCACCGCTCAAAGGAAATTACATTACCATAGAACTCATCACAACAAACGGAAGTACCTCTTTAAAACTGTTTTCTGTAGCTGTAAACGCAAGTTTGTCCAAATCAGGTGCCCGATAACGCTTTGTTATTTGGGGTATCTTTGGTTTAGATGGAAATAGCAAAAGCAGTTGATTTTGAAGATGTCTTGCAATTAGTCGAGAATTTAACGCCTGAAAAGAGCGTTGATGATCGCATTTTGCAGATGGAAGCTGCTATGCTGGCGTTGCCGCAGCCGGATATGCCATTACACGAGGAAGTCACTCCCGGCTTATATCGTAGGGAAAGGCATGTACCCGCAAATATTTTCTTCACATCTGAAACCCACAAGGCTGACCATTTTTTTGAACATGTATTAGGCTCTATGCTGATTTGGACAAAGGAATCAGGATGGCAGAAAATGGATGCGCCTTTTCGGGGAGTAACTAAAGCTGGCACAAAGCGCATTGTCTTTACATTGGACTATGTGGTGTTTGTTACCTATCATCCTAATCCAGATAATCTTACAGATACTAAAGAATTGCACAATATGATTTTTGAGAAATATGAAAATCCATATTTAAATAAAGTGGAGGAAATAGCATGAGTGGTATAATCGCAGGAGGTATAGCAGGTGTAGGCGCATTAGGTAAAATAGCCTACGGTGCTATTCAAAATCATCAGGCTAATAAGATAGATAAGGCCAATATCAGACCTGTGGAGACAGTGCAGCCGGAATATGAGCAGAATGTAAGAACAGCGGAGCAGATGGCGCAGCAAGGTATTCCGCAGCAATCATATAACAATCAGGTTAACGCGATCAACCGCAATCAGGCAGGTGCTTTAATGACTTTAGGCCGTAGTGCCAATCCCGGTGCAAACTTAGCTTCTATTGTTAGAGCCGGAAATGATGCTAATAATAACCTTAACGCGGAAGATGCTATGCAACGCAATAGGAATACATTAGCTTTAATTCAGCAGAGAGGGATATTAGCACAGCAGAAGCAAAATGCTTTCAACTACAACTACAAGGATAAGTATTCAGAGAACTTAGCCAAATCACAGGCTTTAAGAGGCGCAGGAACACAGAATATATCAGGTGGGTTAACCGATTTGGGGCAAATTGGAAGTATGTATGCTATGGCTCAAAGTGGGAATCCTACAGGTGGCAAGACTACTCCACAACCCACAGGCGATTTTGGTGCTTCTCAAAATCCGGGATTGACAAAATACTTAACTATAGGTAATCCTCAATTTACGCCTGTGCAATTCGGTGACGTATCGGGATATAACGAAGATTATAATAACTATCAGCCAGAATAATGTCAGTAGATAACGCACAGTTTTACGGAATAGGCAAAGGTGGTGCCCAAATTATCAATACACAACCTTTATTAGCTGATTATGCACAGGCTATGGCGAGACAGCAAGCCCAAAGGCAAGCTGAGTTAAAGCAATTAGCTGACAAACAATCTTCGTTAAAGTCTGACGGTATGCGTGATGCAGACCTAAAGGATTATGTAAACGGTTATAATGATTGGCGCAGTAAAGCTACCGCAGCCATGAATGAGAAAGACCCATATAAGAAAGCTGTATTACAGTCTGACGCTGATAAAGCCTATAATCAGGTATCTAGTTTGGTAGGTGAATCAAAGCAACAGTTGGTGAAAGATAACCAGATGCACCAATTCCTAATGAATGATGCTACCCGTCACCAGTTAACAGATGATGCCGTAAATAAAGCGTTAAAAAACTTTGATACTCCACTAAGCCATCCGGACTTTATTGGCGATTATAGTTCATTAGAAAGAGCCGTAGACCATAAAAAGATTATGGATGAACTAGACAAGGGAGATCAGGCATTATTGAAGCAAACACCGTTTGGAACACCAACCATTATCAGAAAGAAAATTGGTAACAGGATGGCTACATTCACCCAAAATAGTCGGACTGTTGACCCAAAAGATAGGGCTGATTATTATTCACAATTGTATGATAGCAGACCTGATATTAAGAAGTTCTTCAATGATATATACCCTGATTTGTTTACTGGAGCAGACCCAAAGGCAGCAAAACAAGCAGCTATTCAAAAATATATAGATGCGTCAGGTGATGTGTCGGAATATCACGCCCCGGTAGAAAAAGTAGACCCACAACCTGATAACTTCTATGCTCATAAGGCATGGGAAATGCAACATGGATTAGCTGGAACACAATATACACCTGCTCAAACTATGCTTATTAATCAGGCTCAGACTGGAGACTTCTCCAAATTAAAGACGCTTATTCCTAAAGGCCAGTATGGAGATAAACAACCGAATATCTATATAGATCCAAAGACAGGAGAGCATGTATTTGAGTTTCCGGCACATGTAGAACCGAATAAAAAGAATATTGAGGCTAATACATTATTAAGGAATAAGTACGCTAAGAATCCTGATAAGCAAGGCGCAATATTAGGGTTTGGTGGTGAGCCTATTCCTTTTGAGCAGAGCAGTAAAGCAAGTAAATTATTACCAGAGACAACAGTGAAGGTTCCTGCTAAAACATACAGGCTTAACCCTAATGATCCGAACTATTTGAGCGCAGCGGTTCCAATGGCTACAGAGCAGAATATTAATTTGAGTAAGCTCAATCAAATGGAATCAGTTAAAGGCGGACATGGTGTCATTCCAGAGGCTAAACACGGAGTAAAAGGTAAAAAGTCAGCAGCTAATTACGGATTATAATGCCAGACGGTACGCAAAATATCAATCAGCAACCCTATATTGACAGGGTTTACGCTGCCTTAAAAGATAACTTACAAGGGTTTGATAAAACACCTGAACAGTTTAAACAGGCAATGCAGGATAGCGGGTATGCCAGTCGCGCTTATGCTGCTTTAAAAGAAAATGTAGCAGGATTTGACAGGTCGCAGGATGATTTTTACAATTCCGTTGGCTTAAAAAAAAAAGAAACTTCTCAGCCTGTTTCAAACGTTTCTTCGAATGGTTTAAATGAACAAGTATTAAGCACACCTAGCTTACAATATTCATTTGCTAGCCCATCACTGAGAGAACATCTGCAAAAAGCAGATAAGCAAAACTTCGATAAAGAGACTAAAAAACAACAGGAGCTATCCAATCACTTAAAACAATTGATTAATAGTCTTCCTGAAAGCAGCCGTAAGATAATGGCGAATGCTCCGACCGATCAGGGAGAAATAAGACCATTAACACAAGAAGAAAAAGACCATTGGGATTTTATGCGTAGCCCAACAGGTAAGCTATTAGCCCCTATTGCATATTTAGGGTCAAAAGCTACCAAAGGTGCTATTCAAATGGCTAAAGGGGGTGCGTGGGTAGCAAGCAAGCTACAACCAGATGACGTTTTTAATCAGGCTGGACAAATAGCCGCTGATGTAGCTTTCGATAAAGCTGACCAAAAATCAAACTTTGGATTAACGCAAGGCGACCAAGCTAATCTTGAGCATAATAAATTACTATCTAACGTAGGTGGTATAGCAGAAATTCTGCCATCGATAGCAGGGGCAGAATCAACAGGAGGAGCTACGTTTTTCCTGCAAGGTGCAGGCCAAGGTAAAGAGGTTTTAGATCAGGCCGAAAAGAACGGTGCAGTTATCAATCCACACCTAAAAGATGCCTTTATATTAGGTTCAGGTGTCGTAAATAAACTCCTTATGGGGGACTTAGGCAATGGTTTGTTTGGTAAGCTACCCGCAGGTGTAAAAGCTGATATTGTTGGGACTATCTCAGCAGATGCTTTAAAGAAAGCGGCAGGGAAAGAATTAACAGGAGACGCATTCACCCAATTATTAGAAGACGGCGCAAAGAAATGGAGTGATAAACTTGCAACCACTGGAATAAATGCTATAAAGCACTATAATAAAGCTGTAGTTGATTTATCTGCATTACAAGGCTCTAACTTCCTGCTGAAAAAAGGCGTTGATGTGCTTAATGATAAGCCCGTTTTTAATGAGAATTTAGGTGACTTAGCCAGTGGTATTTATGATACTGCTACTAAACAAGCCCCTTTCTTCGGCGCATTGGGAACAATAGGCGATTTAGGCAAGCTTACGCCTTATTCTAATTACAAGAATAGTGTTGTGGAAAGCTTAATGCGCGACCCAAGCGAGGAGAATGTTAATAAAGTTAAAGAAGACCTATATAATCATGGTTTTGACCAAAACAAGCCTGATAAATGGTCGCCTGAAGAAATGGACGCTACTTTTAAGCAAGTAGATAATATTGCAAGAATAGCCAAGTCCTTACCACGCGATATTAAGCCATCTAAGCAAGTTAAAGCAGTAGACCTCATCAATGGCAGGGATGAACTAGTTAATCGCTTAAACGAGCTACAAAAAGCTAAAGAAAGCCATGATCCGGCAGTTAAAGATATTCCTTCAAAAGAGGAGCAATTACTTATTGACAAGATTGACCAAGCTAATGACAAGTTAAAGTCAATTGCTTATGGGAAGAAGGTGCAGTATGTTGGTGATGATGAAACAGGTAAATACCAAAAGATTTATCCTGACGGTAAGAAAGAAAACATCAGTAAGTCAAGATATGACCTTGAACAGGTAGAAAAACAACCCAATGATAAACTACAAGAAGAACAAGGAGTTGGTAATACGCCAACTGAGGCACCAGTATTACCAAACCAAGAGCAAAGCGAAGCTGCGCCAGTTAATGAAGGTATTGAACCTATTATAAATAAGGAGGAACCAAACAATGCCGCTCAAGAAGGGAACATCGAGCAAAACAGTGTCAGCGAACATCAAGGAACTGCACAAGGGGAAAACATACCAGAGAACGGAGGCGAAATTCGGCAAGAAGAAAGCCAACAAACAGGCAGTAGCAATAGCGTTGAGCCAGAAACGCAAGAGCAAGTAACACATTCAGAAAAAGCCAAAGCTATCGCTGATAAAATCCGCTCCTTAAAAACTCAAAAAGGACAGGTCTATGGCGGTTTACAAGGTGTAGGTGCCGCAGTATATGATGGAGCCTTAGAAACAGCAGCCACCGTTATAGAGCAAGGTGGTAAACTAGCTGACGCAATTAAAGCCGCTGTAGACCACATTAAGGCTAATAGCGGTGGTATTAATCCTCAGGAAGTTGAAAGTCATTTTAACGAGCTATTAGGCGGTTTAGATGAACTTCCCAAAGAAGTGTCACAGCCCGAAGAAAAGGCTATTGGGGTAAAGAAAGTTATTAATGATGCCTTGCGTGGTGAGTTAGGAATAAAACCATTGGATCTTCCTAAAAGGCTGACAATGGATGAGGGATTGGTACGTGGTAAGGAATTAGTTGATAATGGCGACATAAACCCTTTAGATGTTATTAGCAAAGCACTTGCCCATATTGATGACCCTAAGAAAGTAGGCTTTAGTGCGGATGAGGAGTTGGCAATGAATTACTACGAAAGACAACTTGCCGAAACTAAGCGCAATCTTATTAGTGCCAAACTTGATTTAGAGGATGAGTTAAAGAACAATCCCGATAACCAAGAAGCAAAAGGCAACTTGGCTACTATTACCCAACAGTTATTAAACTGGCACGACCTCGAAGCTAGAAGATTAGACGCTTCACAAATCATGGGTAATGCCGAATCCAACGCATTTAGGTCAAGACAGCTTGCTACCAACGAGCAGGGTGAAATCCTGAATGCTATTGACCGCATTAAAACTATCTATGGGAGCGATATACCCGATGATGTCAAAAAGGAATTAGCAGAACTGCAACAGAAGTTTGACGAGATACAAGCTAAGAACGAAAAGCTTGAAAAGCAGATTGCAGACGAACAGGCTAAAGCCAATGTAGAGGTATTTAAGCGCAAGAAAAGCGTATTAGGTATCAAGCGGGAGAAAAAAACCGCAGAACAGTATTCAAAGGAACGTGCTTCTATTCTCGAAGATTTAAAGCGTGACTTTAAAAAGTCCTTCGGACAGGCAAACTTAACACTCCCCGGTGTTCCGCAGTTAAACGCTATTGCTCCCCACGTTTTAAGGCTTGTAAGGAGTTTTTCAGAACAAGGGATAGACAAGCTTGATGATGTATTAACTAATGTCCACGATGCTTTAAAAGACGTTGTAAGCGGTATCACCAAAGATGATATAAGGGACATTATAGCGGGTAAATATCGGTCTGAAAAAACGCGCCCTGAACTGGAAAAGCAAATCGCTGATTTAAGGGCGCAGGCGCGGAACTTAGCTAAAATAGCAGAGCTTGAAAAAGGAATTGTTGCCAAAACAAAAGCTAAAGGCGAAGCAAGCCCTGAAGTAAAAGCGTTACAGAAGCAGGTGCGGGAACTTAGGAAGAAATTAGGCAATGAAAATCCTGATGCTTCTATTGAGGATATTAAAAAGGAAGTTAGAACCCTGCAATCCAAGATCGACAAAGGTGAGTTCTTTAAGTTGCCAAACATTAAACGCACATGGGAGAATAACCCTGAATGGATTAAGAATAATAAGGAGAGAATTGCTTTAAAACAGCGTTTACGCGTCCTTGAGAAAGAGGCCATGAATAGCAAAAAAAGTAAGATGATGAGGGCAATGGATTGGACTAACCGTTGGGGCAGGCGTGTTATTTTCTTTGCATCCAACGCGGTTTACACCAAGCTTGCTTCATCTGCTGTGTTAGGGTCATTCCTGCATAGATTACCGGAACAAGCAGTTGGTAAAGTTGCCTCTAAAGCATTTCCTTTATTAGCTAAAGGCGCACCTATTGAGGGTGATGTTAACTTATCAGCCGAAGCAAAATGGTACAAGGAGTTTATGAACCCTGTTAAAGCAGCTAAAAGCACTTGGAGTATCATTAAATCAGGCGATACAGAGCTATCAAAGGAGTTAAGTACAAGACCGCATGAAAACCATATTCCGTTTCTTGACTTATTCGCAGCAGATGGTCATATCATCATCAAAGACCCTGTAAGGAGAGCAACATTTGAAGCTGCATTTGCTAATCAGATGAAATGGTACGCTGATAATGGCATTGATGCTACCCACCCTTTGATGTTGGAAAGCGCAAGGCAGGCAGCATGGAAAAGAGCAGAATATGAGATATTCCAGAATAGCCCTAAACGCGCCAATATATTCAAGCAGTACTTAAATGAATTGGAGAAGAAAGGAATTGAAAATGTACAGTCAGCATCTAAGCTAAACAAGCTAAAGGGTGATGTACAATATGCCGCATCTGCTATTTACAACTTCTTTATCCCTATTAATACAGTTCCCACTAACATGATAGGCCGGAGTATGTTAGCCTTTAAATTACCCTATAATCTATGGAAAGCCTTAGATGTAAATAGTCAGCTAAAAAAAGGTATAGACAACCTGACTACCGATGAAAAGGAGGCTTTACTACTTCATATCAAGAAAGGGGCGATTGCTGCGGCCTACTGGACATTAGGTTTTTACTTGGCCGGTAAATCAGCAGGCGGCCTTTATACTAAATTCTATTCAGACAAAGAAAGGGATAAAACAGTAGATGTGCCGGACGCTGACTACCTCAATTTATTCGGTGTATCAATCCCTAAAGAAGTGCAACACACCTACCAGTTTCAGGCTATGCAGATGGGCGCAACATGGGGTATTGTTCACGATCATTACGTGGATGATAAAGGCGAAAGTCAAACAGATGCCATACTAAGAGGGACATACGCTACAGGTGGGGCTATAGCTGAAGGAATACCAACAGTAAAACAAATATCAAACGTTAAAGAAGCAATAACCACCCCACAGGGAGAAGATAAGTTTATTAAGGATTTCAAAATACGGGTCGGTGTTCAGAAAGCTAAAGATGCTGCTAAATTAATGGGTTATAATTTAGATAACGACGAGGAGTAGGAATGCTATTTAACAAACAAATAAATTGATTTGCCAATAAAGTTACAGATAGCCATTAAAGGATCAATGTCTTTCAATTGACCCTTTAATGCCCTTTGCAGAGAAGACATGCTGATGCCTATCTCTTTTGCGATTTCTGTCTGTAACTTACCTTCACTTTCGACCTTGGCTCTTAAAAATGTCGCAATTGCTTTATAATCTAAGTTCATGTTAAATAGCCTTCGGGTTGTTACCAGTTCTTGTCAATAGGTAATATTCATATTCCTCATCATTAAGCGTACTTCTTAAAATATACTCTGACTCTTTTTTTGCATTTCTACTTATAGTCAGTGTAAAGTCCGCTGCAAACAATAAGGCATTTTCGTGTAAAACTTCGGCTCGTGTTTTTTTAGGCTGGGCATATGGTTTAGATACTACCCTTATTTTAGAATGGGCTACGTACATTGCTTTATTCAATTTTTAATTTTAACTTCCAGACACGTATTTCTTTTGTGGAAGGATCGGTGCGAATTGTAAACTTTTTTCCAAGTTTCTTGTTTATAGCGGTCACTGTGCTTTGCCACGAGTGCCTTTCCGTTTGAGTTATAGGTAAACCCTCACCGGGGTGTATTTCCTCAAGCAGTTCTCTGCGGGATTTAGGCATTTCCATGTTGTGCAATGTTTAATAGTTATTTATATTTGTCAATATTACTTCACAAATATACACATGTTTTTACATTTGTCAATACACTTGTAAATATTTTTATTTTTATTCAACCTGAATGGAACAAACAGTCTTAAGCGAGATTAAAAGACAAAAGAAAACAGTTACAGAAGTTGCGGGGAGATTGGGGATAACACGAGTTACTTTTTATAATTACATTAAAAGTGCTCATCCTGACCCTAATTTTGTTAGGCGACTAGAAACTGAACTCAACATATCGTTGACAGATGTAAAACCGGCTCAAAGCAAGCAGTTTTCAAAACAAACTGTAGTAACCGGCCGTCAATTAAAAAAAGCATTAAAGGATAAAGGTATATCTGATGAGCAGGCGGCAAAAGAATTAAATATAACTGTCGAAGCATTGCAAGCACTGTACACTAAGACTGATATTGGGACTGACGTTTTATCGCTAATCAAAGAAAACTTTGGTATAGATATCAAGGGAATTGAATTAACATCCAGTAAGGCGCATGATACTCATGAATCAGAGCGCATGGGTATTGTAGTAAACATGACACCCACTTTATCAACAGGGCAGAAAATGACACCTGTTTATGAATTGCCAGTTATGGGAAGTGCAGTGGAAGTATATAATGATGAGCCAGAAGTTTCACCGAAGTACCACGTGTTTGCACCTCAATTTTCAGACTGCGAATTTGGGAGGGTTGTAAGAGGAGAATCGATGTTGCCGATATACAGACCCGGAGGTGTGGTATTTCTTAAAAAAGTTACAGCAAAATATATTTCTTATGGGGAGGTGTACTGGATTGAGTTTGATGGGTACAGCACAATCAAGCGGTTATTAAAAGGCGATTCTGAAGATACAATCATTGCCGACTCTGATAACACTGCTACCGCGCCAAGCGGGAGAAGACAATACGATTCTTTTACTGTTGCCAAGCATGACATAAGAAGGATATATCTCGTAAAAGGCTACATGGATCAAGTACAGTCTTAGGCAAATAACGCCGCCAATATTTAACTTCAAATTAATAAAGCCGGAATTTTCAAATTATTTTAAACAATTGATATACACAATTGTACTGCACTCAATTAACAAATAATTTGGAATTCTGCTCAGCCTTTTTACCTTTGCAACACGCTTTTAAAGAAGGTAAGTTTAGGGACACATAAGGGACACAATACTATTCATAAAAACGCCATTTAAAGGTCAAAAATGCTGTTTTTTATTTCATGTTTCGAGTCTCTCCCTGGGCACTAAATCCACCAAAACCTATTAAAAACGCACAAAATGAGGTGTCGAAAAATTAGGGGACACAGCAGGGACACGCGAAATGTCCCTTAAAAATAGCCTATTACTCTGCAAATAACCGCCGAAAAACCATAAACATTACTCTACATTCTAATCAAACATTTAATTTAGTACCGATTATTCGATTTACTACAGATTGACTAATAGGTAAAGTTGAAATGCTTTAACCTCACCAACTATGGCATTAATTTATCCTGACTATAAAAGAAGTAAGAAGATAAGGGATATTAAACCTTATACTAAACCAAGGATTGTTAAGACTAATCCGAATAAATGGTATATTGAGTTTCACTATGCCGTCCCCGCCGAATTACAGAAAAACTATCCAGATCTTTACCCAAGATCAACTAAGCGATTTAAAGTATACAAAGGCTTAAATGAGGGGTTCACCGTAAAAAATTTAACAGAAGAACAGAGATTGCAAAAAGAGCTCCTGCGTGAAGAACGTGCAGAGGAAATAAGAGAGCTTGTTGAATATTCGTTGAAGCTTGGACTAATCAATCCTTTTGAAGATCAATTAAAGTCATTTAAGATTACCGGTGAGGTAAAAAAGGAAATTGCTCATTCCAAAACCGTAAAGGAGGAAGACCGTCGAAAGGCTATTGTTGCTAAAGAAGCATTTAATGCATTTATCCAGAACAGAAAAAGCAGGGATGTAGAGGCCAAAACGATAGAGGCATACGAGAGCGCAATTGAATGGATTCTAGATGGCATCCCTGAAGATATTAAAGTTGGGGATATAAGATATAGGCATATCTCTGATGCTATGGGAAAAGTAGTAAAAGATAGGAAATGGAAGCCGGGGACTGTCAACCATCATTGGGAATATGCTAATACGTTATTCAGATGGCTTTATGCAGAAGACTATGTAGCCAAAAACCCATTAGAGGGTAAAATCGAGAAGATAAAGACTACAACTACCTTACATAAGTGGTTTGATAGGATAATAGCAAAGCAGGTTAAGCCGGAGATTAGGAAGGTAGAACCGCTATATCGAGCCTGCCAGTTCATTTATTGGGTAATGATTCGTTCCAATAAGGAGCTTATGAATATTAAGGTTGGTGACATTGATTTCGACCTCCACCAAATTAGGTTCAGGAAAGAATGGACAAAAAATGACAGTGATCAGAACCGAGATTACCCTGATGAATTAGCGCGGGCAATTAATGATATGGGGCTAAGAAAGCTTCCCAAACACTACTATATTTTCGGCAAACAAGGATTGCCAAGCCCATATCAATGTGATAAAAACTGGTTTTCAAGGAGGTGGGATAAAGTTAGAGAGAAATGCAAATTGAGTAATGATTACACAATGTATGGATGGAAACATACTCGCATTGTACACATGATGATGTTGGGTAAATCATCATACGAAATAAGCCACGCCGCGAGACATAGCAACACAAAAACTACAGAAGATTATAAGAAAGATTACGATATTACTTTAGTTAAAATTTACAAGGAAGAAGATCTAACCTTCTAAACATACATAAAACAACCCAACCAGAAAGCTCGTACTTTGATTGTGCGGGCTTTTTTAGTGCAGTTTACACCCCCAAAACTGAGCCTCTTTAACGGGTACTTTTGATAAGCAATAAGACAATAGTATGCAGCTTATCATAGGTAAACAGAACGTATATACCGCAACACTAGCGGGGAACGTATTAACAATTTCAAATGTAACAGGCTTCGATTTATCGGAAAATAGCCTATTGCGCGTAGTGGATAACACACTCGGCAAAACATTTGGTATTGATGCAACAACAACCTTTTCTCAGAGCTTTGATGCTAATGGGTTGCCCTCTTATTCGTGGACGTTTGGCAATCCTCCAGTAGGTATAGCCAATACCGATACACTGGTAGTTTACCTGACTGTGAACTATGAAAATGCTATGTATTCCTTAGTTCAATACCAAGCAAGTAAGGTTTAAAATGGCAGTCCCTACCCAATATCAAACGATTTATAATTCAGCGTGGGAGCGTTTTGCTGACTTGGTTCCTAAATACCTTGAAAGCTATGGATGTTGCCCTATGAGAAAAATGGAGAAGATATATATGGAAATGTCTTTTCTGTTTCTGAGAAGTGCTGATATAGTCCTTAATCAAGGGGATTTAGTCAGCTTTTCCAACTTTATCAATAGTGCCTATACTATCCTTAATCGTATCAGAAAATGACAGACCCATCTACCATACAGGCAACATTATTAGCCGGAGAAGCTTTGTTGGCTAGTGAATCAGCGACAATATTAAGCAACTATCCGGCTTGTTTGCCGCTTCCTTATAAAACGGAGCTATTTAAGCTGAATGTCGTAACGTGGGCTTTAAGAAAGCAAGTTGATAACGCCATTTATAATGGCACAACAGAAGAATTATATACACTTCTTGCTGAGTATTTAGGTAACTATAGTCCTGCAACTACAACAGTATTGACCTTCACCTCTCAGCCTACCAATATGAATGTTGGGGATGCTGACCAGACGTTATATACTACTTCTAATAGCTCCGCAACTGTTACTTATACTACTTCTAACCCTAATGTTGCTACTATAGTTAATGGCAAATTACATGCTGTAGGTGGTGGTACTTGTACAGTAACAGCAAGTCAGGCGGCTATAAGTGGTTATACATCAGCAAGCGTAACAAGTCAATCAATAACTGTTACAGCAATTATCACCACTGTAATCAACTTTACGCAGCCCAACCCAATGCAAGTTGGTGACGCAGATCAAACACTTGTAGCTACCTCAAATAGCCCTGCTGCAATAACCTTCCAATCTTCTGATACAACAATAGCAACTATAGTGAATGGAAATCAACTACACGCAGTAGCACCGGGAAGTGTGACTATCACTGCAAGCCAAGTCGCGCAGTCTCCATATACATCAGGTTCAGCGCAGAAAAGCGAGACTATTCAGGCAACAGTATCATTTGGTTATTCAGATACAGACCCGTCAGCGAATATCACAGCAGTTCCGCTACCTAATACAGCAGGCTTTACACTTGGCGCAAGTTCATTGGCTATTACATGGCCTACTAGCTACGATCAGAAGTTTATTGTATTCAAGGTGCCAAGTACACAGATAGCCTTTATTACATGGTATAACAGCGTATTAAACAACGGCCAAATACCTGACCAGTTATACAATACTCCTGTAACTACAGGCGGCTATACCTATTACTTCACAAGGCAGATAGCTACTATCGATCCAACTAATCCAGTATTCACTTATTCAGCATAAAAAGCAATGTTTAAGAAAATAACAATCAGTTCTTTATTGCTCCTTACATTTTTAGGAGCCTTTGTGCAAACACATGCGCAGACTTATTCACCAAGTGCCCATACTGTAGTAAGTAAGCCGCTCGGCGTTAATGGTATTCCGGCAGATGCGCGTAGCTACTACTATGATGCTACGCACTTTGTTTACCGGCCTTATCAGTCTACAGCAGAGGTATTAACTTATCTGTCTACGGCTAAAAACAGGACGGGTAACTTCCCTATATACATTAACCCTACAGGTACTATTAATGCCACTACAGGGGTAATGACTGGCGGGTCAGTATTAGAGTATTGGTTTAAAGACGGGCAGGCAGATGCAAACCTGATTCAGAAAGTAAGCGGAAGTACTTACACATATAGCTCACCTTTAGCAGTAGACGGCAATAACAATGTAACTATCCAACAAGCAAGCACTTTGCAGCCGGGATATTTAAGTGCCGCCGATTGGACTACTTTTAATGGAAAACAAGCCGCTTTAGGGTTCACCCCTGAAAATCAGGCCAACAAAGTAACAAGTCTTACCAATAGTGCGACAGATTACCCAAGCACATCAGCAGTAACAGCAGCACTTAGCCCGTATCAAACAGCGGCTACAGCCGATACTAAATACCCTTTACTCACTGGCAGTTATGCAAATCCAAGCTGGATTGCTTCTTTTCCTTGGTCTAAAATTACAAGTACCCCAACAATGTTAAGTGGCTATGGGATAACTAACGGCCAGACAAATACCATAAGTACAAAGCCGACTTCGACAGGATCATCTTACTCTGTAGGCGATAATTTAGAACAGGCATTAGCCAATCACGATAATGCTATAGCTACCAATGCCAGTGCGATTACCGGAAAGTTTAATAATCCAACGGGCACAACTGCACAGTATATTAGGGGTGATGGCTCACTAAATACATTCCCAACGAATGTGAGTTATTTCAATAATGATGCTGCGTATTTGACAAGTAGCGGAATTGACCCTACCGCCTACTCCCAACCAGAAGTTGGAACAGTTATAAACGATACCTTTAGCAGAGCTTCTTTAGGCTCCAACTGGACAGATAATAGTGGCGGCACTATAACTATTGTAAGTAATAAGTTGCACCTGACCACCGCCAGTAGTACTTCGCTTAGCAAGTATATTACTTATTCTGCTTACGGAAATAGTAACAGTGAGGCTTTTACGATCAGTAGCACCGCTACAGTAGGATCAACAAATAGTGGTGACGCCTTATTTTATACGCTTCAATCGAACGCTGTTCATAATAATGCAAGCTTTCAAATTGGCGTTGGGGTAGATGGCTATATAAAATACTACTACAATAACTCCATTACGCCATTTTTAAGCTCAACCAATGGTATGACTATAACCACTGGTGACGTGCTAAATGTTAAAATAAAGTTCATTAGAAATAAAATTTTAACAACAGTAATAGATCAGAATACGGGCATGACCAATACGTCAGAGTACGAGTTTATTCAGACGTATCCGGTAAGTGTAATGTTCCCTAATGCTTTCCGTTTTGGTATCGGCGTTATACAGGGGACATTTGATGTGACGCTTTTTAAAGTAGACAGAAACGAAAATAAGTCGCCTACTTATTTCGTAATTGGTGATTCAATAACCAGAGGGCTCTTTACCGACAATGCTTTTGATAAGTGGATTGAACTAGTTTCGAATTATGCTAACGTCACCACGCTTTTAAATGCTACAGCAGGCCAATCTATTGACGATGTTAATCTCAGCGAGATATTAGCCACACAGGCATCAACAATTGTCCTTTCAATAGGTACCAATAATATTGCCTCTGACGGTACAAGTACTACAGAGACTAAATATGCAAACCTTGTCAATTCGCTTACATCCAATGGCTATACAGTTGGCACTAATCTATTTATTTGCTTATTAACGCCAAGAAGCGATAATTCCACCTATAAAACAGCTGTACAAACTTTTAATTCATGGCTATTAAGTACTTACGGGTATCAGAATTGTATTGATTTTTATACCCCAATGGCAGATGGTAGTGGCAATCCATTGTATGCGCCTTTCGATAGTTTGCACCCAAGCAATGAAGGCCATAAAGTAATGTCGAATCAGTTTATTGCATTCTTTAACCCCAAAAGTAAAGCCAAAAAGATTGGTAACTATTTCCCTTTAATACTTAGTCCTAATGGATGGGCGATGTTGGGTGATAAGAATTATAAATCATTAACTCCACGTTATGCTTTAGATATTGCGAACAGCACAGGTGCTGCACAAATACACGCGGCATTTGGAGCCTCAGATAATGGCTTGTACGCTGGATCTGCTGGCTCAAATAACTTTTTCCTGTTAGGTGGTGCTGCCTATAACGGCTCCAACTATGTAGCAAAAGATACTTATATGGGCGCTGTAACCTCATACAACGGTGGCTTAACATTCTACGGGCAGTCAGGTCTTTCAGTTGGGGGATCATTTACCCCTACCCAAAGAGCAGCAATGGACAATACCGGTAAATGGGCATTTGGTTCGCAGTCTGCAACTGATTTGGTTGATTTCCAGGGAGGAACATCTACCTACGCGCAATTTAGATTCAGATCTGGATCTTTACCATCAAGTTTAAACGATGGAGCCGGGGGGTATGATGGTACTCACTTGTATATTCAATTAGGAGGTGCTAAGAGACAAATTGATCAGCAAAATGTAAATGTAATTGCTACCGCTACAGATGCTAATTATACCATTACGACGGCAAATCAATATGTTGAACTGCCAACCATAACAGCAGCGCGAACAGCTTCTTTGCCTACAGCCTCCAGCTATGCCGGCATGACTATTAAGGTTATCGTAACCAACACCGCAAGCGGGTTCCAATGGTCGTTTCCGGCAAGCACGGTGTATGATGCTTCCGGCAATGCGATCACCGCGCTTACCAACGGTACAACTTACTACCTTGAAAGTAACGGTTCTCTTTGGCGTAAAATATCGGCTAACTAAACAAATGAACAAATGAAAACCTTAATATTAACATTATTGCTTGCTGGGGTAGCTCTGGCAAGCTTTGCTCAAGCTAAAAAAGATACTGTAAAGCAAGATACATCCGGTGTATTTGCCATTACCAAACAAAGCGCCATCACCCTATATCAGGCTATAGAAACATTTAAAAAAATGCTTCCTGATGCTGACCATGTATCAGCTAAAGAAGCCTATGATGCTTCTTCATTTCTGGACAGGCTGCAAAAGATGATCTATCAGCGGTACGTACCGCAAAGTGGTAATAAGTAACTTCCGGCTTTTTTTATGCCTTAAAATCACTATACCTAATACCTTATTTTTAAGGGTATGAAAAGGGTAGTATTAAATCACGATATAATAGTAAGAAAGAATGAGCTATGCACAGTTAAGGGACTTATATAGTCATGTATTAATTAGTCTTGGCTCAAATAAGGACTTGAAGTTATTGAGTGGAGGAGTGGTATTAAGTATTGGGGGGAGTTGGGTATCAGCGTTGCTTACAGATCCTGTTTGTCAGGCTTATTTAAAGGGGACTACGGTACTGGTAGGGTTTTTAATGGCGGTATTTTCGGCGATTAGCGCAGTGGTAAAATGGTTTAAAAGCAGACGTAAATAAGATTTTTTCTCGAACTGTTATACATATATGGCTGGCCTCACTTACTCGAAGTGGGGCTTTTTTATTTTCCCCATCTTGGGATTTCATCATAAATCTCAACATCATCTTTGCTTACTCGTACATCTCGTCCTAAATTAAGTTTTGATATTTCCAATTGATGTATTTTATAATATGAGCGGGGTTGATGCCATGATTTCTCTTTAACTATCTTAAATATTTTTCCTAATCTACCCTCTGAGAATGTCCCTTTAGTTTCATTAATTATTTTAATTCTGATACTGGTAGGATTGGATCTCTTATCACTCTCGCTTCTATGTTTTTTCCGCTTAGGCTTCATTTAATCAAAAATATAAATATTAGACAAATAAGACTCTTAAAAAACGCCTTAGTATTCAAGGTAAATTTGGGTATGGCAGATTTTCAGAATGCAATAGGTTTAATTCTCCGGCATGAAGGAGGCTATTCTTGGAATAAGAATGACCACGGACAAGAAACTGCATTTGGAATTTCCCGTGTTTACTGGCCTAAGTGGAGCGGATGGCCTACCATAGATACCATTAAAGCTAATAAAAAGCCTAATGAATCCTTAGATAGCTTATTAATGGATAATAGCACCTTAATGAGCTTAGTAAAGTCATTCTATAAAGCTAACTTTTGGAACCCCTTGAACCTTGATAAAATCAAAGATCAACAGATAGCAAATGCAGTAGTTGACTTTGGTGTAAATGCAGGAACAGGGAGAAGTGCAAGGCTCTTACAAAAGGCAGTAGGTGTATTATCAGATGGGATTATTGGCGATAAGACTATAGAGGCTGTAAATAGCCAAAGTCCGGCAGTAGTATTAGGCAAGTTTAATGAGTTACGTAAAGATTACTATGATGCCATTATTCAGCATGACCCTACTCAGGGACAATTTAAAGCAAGTTGGTATTCAAGAATAACTCCTTATAAGAGCGTAGCATAGTTAATTAGTTTTTCATAATAGTGTTTAGGTTTAGGTTGGGAACCGTCAAGGCGCGAGGCTAAGACGGTTTTTTCGCTTTTATACCCCATCAAAACTGCTTTGTTTTAATAGCCAACTTAGAGGTAACAAAAGAAACAAAGAACATGAAGACATTATTTCAGAGACTATTTTCTCCGGCACACCCTTATTTTGTCGGTGTACAGATTGCCTTACTCGTTGTTGCCGTTATAGCACTTGAAGCCTGTAAAGCACACTTCTTATCTGACGCTATTACAGAAGATATAGTAAAGCATTGCTTCGGTGGGGTACTCATAGCTCAGTTAACCCAAAAGAACGTTGATAAGCTCTCTAATGACCTTAAAAACCCTGCTGCTCTTATTCAGGATATACCTGCCTTAATTCAGGATGTAGCTGTAGTTAAAGATGCCGCTGTAAAAGGTGTTTTAGGCACAGAAGATCAAGCTATGCAGCAATTGACAAATATAGTAGAGCAAGTATCTGCTAATTCTCAACCTCAACAATAAATAATGAGTGTTGACCTAAATGCACTTATTCAGGACGGGGTTGATAAAGTAGTAACGGAAGGTGCCTCGTTGCGGAAAGCCGCAAGGGATGTTATTAAGCAGCATGGCGCACAATCTGTTACTACTGAAAATGCCTTACGTAAAAGAATAGGTAGAGCGGTAGCAAAACAGCGTACCGAAGGTTTATTACCGGACAGCGTATCTGAACTGGAGGTGGAATGTGCTGAAAGAGGGATAAACCCTGAAAAAGTATCTAACTTTTGGTGGAAAGGCAAGCATTTATCTATCCATGTAAAAGGCGAAAAAGCACCTACATACAATGAGATAAAGGATAGCATAGTTGCTGAAATGAAAGCTCATGCACCTGTATATCCAGTTATCAAACGTCCTCAATACCAACATCCTTATTTACTTGTAGTAGACCCTGCTGACGCTCACTTTGGCAAATACTCAAGTGCTACAGAAACGGGCGAGGAATCAAACTTATCTCTAACTGAAAAGAGATTTGCGGATGGTATCGAAGGATTGATAAACAAAGTTTCAGGCTATGATTTTGAAAAGATAATCTTTGTTGGTGGTAATGATATACTGCATACTGATAACGCTTTTAGAACCACTACATCAGGTACACCACAAGATACTGACAGAATGTGGCATGAGCATTATTTATCTGCTAAAAGGGCTACAATAGCGGCTATAGACAGGCTCTTAACTATTGCAGATGTACACTTTGTTTTCTGTCCATCGAATCATGATTTTGTGAGTGGCTTTTTCTTAGCGGATGCAATCAGATCCCATTACCATAATAATCATAATATCACTTTCGATTGTGACCCTATTCATAGAAAGTACGTACAGTATGGCACATCCTTAATTGGCCTTACACATGCTGACGGTGCTAAAGAATCAGAGTTGCCGGACTTAATGAAAACTGAAGCCAAAGCCGCATGGTCGTTAAGCAAATATGCTTATTGGTATTGCCATCATATCCACCACAAAAAGAAAACCGCTAAGAAAGGTACTGAAAGCGTAGCGCAAGAGAAAGATTATAGGGGCGTAACAGTACTTAATACTGGTTTATCCTTAGTAGCTGAAGATTATTGTAACGTAGAATATGTAAGGAGCATTAGCGGTACGGATAGATGGCATTTTACTAAAGGGTTTGTTCATGCTCCTAAGGCTATGGAAGCATTTATTCACTGCCCTATATACGGGCAAATAACAAGAACTACACATTTATTCTAATTCCTCAAATATGAAAGTTTGCAGCACCTGTAAAATAAATAAACCGCTAACTGAATATCACAAGAGAAACAATAGACCATGTGGCGTTAAATCAAAATGCAAAGAGTGTTATAAAAAATACCCAAAGAAGCTTAAACGCAGAGAGGGTTATGAACGCGAGTATGACTTATTTAAAATGTACGGACTTACCGTAGCATCATATAATGAAATATTGGCGAGCCAAAACAATAGATGCGCGATATGTAACAGGACTGCGGCAGAGAGCATGGCAGGCAGGAAGAAACATCTTTGTGTTGACCATTGCCATGATACAGGACAGATAAGGGGGCTTCTTTGTGACCCATGTAACAGGGCAATAGGACTTTTAAAAGAAGATATTTCAATTATCGGAAATGCAATTAATTATTTAACAAAATCCAAAATAAAAGTAGCCTAATGAGCGCAGTTTTTTCACCATCACATTATACACAAGGCGGCATAGAAGTAATGGACTTTATCCACGCTAAGAACTTAAACTATAGTAGAGGTAATGCCATAAAGTACATCTGTAGAGCCGGATTTAAAGACCCAAATAAAGAAATAGAAGACCTTGAAAAAGCAATCCACTCCCTCCAGCGAGAAATCGAAAGAGTTAGAAAAGTTAATGAGACTAAAGAAGCTTTACGAAATCAAGCTGGAGGAGATCAGTAAGAATATAAGGAAAATAATTTATCAGTAATTACATCTACCTATGAAAAACATATTTACCAATGGAGATAAGCTATGTGGGCTTATATGTATAGCAGGAGCTATTATATGCTTTATCTGTACTGTTTGGGGATAGCAGGGTTTTAGCTTCGCTCTGCTTCATGTAGGGTTAAGCCTTCTTTAATTTATGTTTAGGCGGGAATACATGCTCGTAGCTCACCCAAAAATCATAGCCTTCGCAATAGGCAGTTTCGTTATCAAATGGTATTACCCATAAACAAAAAGTGCCATGATCAAAGTTTACAGCAGTGAGTAGGCACTCTAAGCGATCATTAGTACGCGGGTTCACATAATCTAATGGCTGACTATGCTTGAAGGAACGACGTTTAAATTCTTCCTCGGTCATTGTATTTACTATTTAGCTGTATTAAATAAATTACTGGGGCTTTATTTTCTAAAAATTTGGGCAAGAATAATTACAGACGGATAGGCAAATACCAAAAACAGATCAATCACAAACGGTCCGTAAATGCGATTATCAAAACAATAGCACGCTCTGAACATAAAGAATATCATTCCGGCTAGACATATTACAATCCATTTGAGCTGAGTATGTATTTCCATATCTATTTTTTTTTAAAGGGGGTAAGTAATTAGTATTGGTTAGACGATATATCGAATTAAATCCAATGCTGGAGGGTGGCCTATTTGAAGTAAATCTAAACGACACAACTTTTCAAGAGTTGCTTGATGGATAATGTGGCAATTGCCTTCACTGTCTGAAAAGTACAGCTTGCCAGATAGTACTTCTTCCAATAAAGAGCCACCTTTCTTAACTTCTTCCAGTACGAATTTTTGCTTCTTAGTAAGTGTTTTCATAATTGTTAGTATTGGTTAGAAAGAGTTAAGCGTTCGTTTTTAAACCAACCGCGCTCCCGTTATTAATTTTCTCGTTAACGGCCTGTAAAAGCCATTCAGCTAATGCCTTTGCCGATTTAGCATCAAATACTAAGCTACTTTTAGCGGCATCAATAAAAACAACAGAGGTTACGGATATATTTAATTCATCCCCTTCAAAATCTTTAAATATCTTTTTCATAATCTTTTAGTTTGCTTTAGGTTGAGGGGTTAAATAAGCATAGGCAGGGAAATACCGCCTATGCTCTTAAAAATCTTTTTACAAGTCTAATAAAGGCTTTACTACTACCTGATATACTAATTCTGCTACCTGAATAAACTTTTGAATAGGAGTTTCAGGAGAAAAGGCAATAGCTAGTAAGTTTCCTAAACTTTGGCTTACCTGCGCCCAAGCATTACCTTTAAAGGTACCTAAGTATTTTACTAAGGCATTTAAGGCGTCTTCTAAAGTTACAGGTACATTTGATTGTACTGCATTAAGATCATTAAGTACAGTATCTACAAAGCCGTGTAATACGTCAATAGAGAGGTCAGGAAAGGCTTTTTGAATAATGGGCAGTATTACTACCGCGTCTTTATCTAAGTTCTTATTAACGATTGCTATTACGCCATAAGCCCAAGTAGCACCTTTCTTTTCAAGGTCGCTTAATTCGTTATAGAGGTTACTGGCACTATGAAATTCTTGGGCTACCCATTCTCCAAAACGTTCTGCAAGTTCTTCTACTTTTTGGATAAATGTTTCATGCTGTATAGCCGTATTGGTTACTGTTGACATAAACTTTTTTTATTTTAAAGATATGCCAATAAGGGGTGGGCTTTTGAGGGGGTTATTTACCTAAAAGTTTAATAATATCTTCTTTGCAGTCTAGGATAGATTGTTTATCAACAATACAATTCATCCAGTTAGGATCTGTTTTCGCCCGGCTTGCTATCAGTTCCAGTATTTCATCCAAATTGATATTTTGGAGTTGCCATTTTGCGCCTGCTTTGAAAATGTCAAGATCGCTATAAAGAATATTTTTACCTATATACTCTTCTACAGCCAAAAGCATTGTTTGGTTATCATCGAGAATTTGGCTTTCTAACCTTGCTGCCTGCTCTGCCGCCTCAACCGTTGACTGGCCGACATTCGTGTCGGTCAGTTGTTGCTTTTCTTCTATCATTTTCCCGCCATCGGCAATATGATCTGATTGCTTTCCTTCTGCAAGTTTGATACAGATACGGTAATCCCTGCACTGAATATTCATTTTTAATTGGAAATTTTCAAAACTGGAATAAAGACTTTTATTGGCATCAAGCCATTCTGAACATAAGATATTTTTATCTTGCCAAACTATCCGCAACTCATTAGGCCTATAAACAACACCTGGTTTTAATCCTTCGCAGGGAAAGGTAAGGTCTTTGGTATCACTTTCAAAAGTTTGCCATTTAGGGTTAAGCTCTTGCACTGGATAATACCCCAACTTTTCTTTATGCGGATTTTCCGGTCTTATGGACTTACCATCACTTGAGGTTATCCAGCTATAATTATTAAGTGTTTCTTGGTTTAGCATGGTTAAATAGATAGTGCTTGTAAGGCTTTTTGATAATGTTCCATAAACTCTTCTTCAGATATTTCAGTGTCATCTTTTATCAAATTTATAGAGTAGTAATCGCCGTTTTTTATATAAGTCTTACCATTAATATCTGTTTCGAATTTTATAGCGTCAATCTCGTTACGACCAGATATTGATTTTATAAAATAGTAACCATTCCACTTTTCTTCGCTGCCATAAGAGTTTTCAAATTTGAAATATTTGCCCTCGAACTGCTCCTTTAATAAAGGTAACTCTTGCTTTTCCTCTAATTCTAAAATTAAATTACCAAGATCCCTTGCCTCTTTTCTTTTTTGCTCAAACTGTAATTTGAGTTCTGTTAATGAATATTCTTCTGCTTTCATCTTTTAAATCATTAAAGTGTGTTAAATAAGTTTTATCCACCCCCATTCTATAAGTGTTCCTATGGGGATGAGTTGGTTGGTTGTGGGGTCAAAGCAAGGAACTGCAACGGATAGTGATTTAAGGTATTCATAGCAGGCATATATGTTAAGCATATTCCACTTACTATCCTTATACCCAAACATTATCTTAACCAGCCGCTTACCTTCTTTTATTAGCTGTTCTTTTGAGTAGTTTTCTGTAATAGTATCAGCGTATATTTTAGCTACCCGTATAGCTTCTTCATCGGTTAAGGACGATATAGGGCGTAGTAGTAATTCGCATTTATCTACATGTATCGATCTATCCCTTAAATAATACATTAATACACCATTCCTATCTACTGGGATAGTTATTAAATTATTTACAGTTATATCCAGACCATTTAAAATAGCATATCTAGTTTCATCCTGAAATTCACGTGTTATGAAATTATATTGAATATTTTGCCCCAAATAATTTGCAAAGTATCTTGCTTTTAGTTGTAAGTTATCTTTCATGGTTAAAGAGATTTGATTTTACTCATAATTATACTATCAATTTCAAGGCCCGCGTGATCTTCTAGCACCTTTACAACATCAGATAGCTTAATTAACTTTTCGGGGGATGAAGATTTCCTGATTAAGCACGTTCTCTCATATCCGTTGCCATAATCCTCGTCATTGCCAACAACTCGCCAATCAACACCATTTTCTGTAAATCCAATAATTGGATCTAACTCATCCTTATGGTATCTTCCATTAGGTACGTTAATGCAGGGTATGGTGTTAGCTTTGGCAAATTCCTCGAACTCATCACGCGAGATCATAATATCCATATTGACTACTGGATCTTCTGAGAATTTACCAAAATATGGGTTTTCAGGAGTAGCTATACTACCCTTTACTATGTAAAAATCAAAGTTCATTATGGTATTTTTTAATTAGAATCAGAAGCGCAGCAAACCTGCCATCCTTTAAATAGTCCCCTTTTCACCCATACGCTACGCCATGATATATACTCGTATGCTTGATATTCATCATAGCTAATAACTGTTATAGTATCTCCTATATAACTGGCTTTATTTCTGCCTAAAAACACACATATAAGTGCTTTAAACCAATAAAAATACCGAACTATAATTGGTTCGTCTCTAAGGTCTAAGTCCATAGTACCTTTT